GACGTCGAATACCCCGACTACTACGCCGAGGCCGCAGCCGAGCTGGAGCGCATCGTCGATAACGGCACGTTCTACGACATCGCGACCGGCGACTTCTACGACCGTCCGGCGTCGCTGGGCGCCCACCTCAACGCGGCCCTGATGGCTGCCGTGGCTGCCGATCTCAAGTTCGGTACCAAGGTCATCATCGACGCACGCAACGCACAGCTCGCCGCCTACGCGCAGAGCCGCAACGCCATTTCAAAGGGAGAATGAGACATGAAAGCCAAGCACAAAGCCAACCTGCTCAAGCTGGCCGCGTATCTCGACACGCTGCCGGACGACTACGAGCGGTTCGACATGTACGAGTACATGAAGGACGAAGACGGCGATGTCGTCTGGATCACGACGCAGAACAAGCCCACCTGCGGCACGGTCGCCTGCGCCATCGGCCATGGTCCGTCTGCTGGCGTCCGCGTCTATGGGGACACTGACTGGGGAGATTATGCCGACCGTGTGTTTGGCCGACTGCCCGACCGCTGCTTCGACTATATGTTTAGCTCGGGGTGGACATATTACGACAACACACCCAAGGGTGCCGCCGCCCGCATCCGCACGTATGTGGCGCTGGGCGCTGCGCCAGAGGGCTGGTCGTATGAAGACGCGAAGGTGATGTCATGACCGACGAACAGACCATGCCCGACTGGGTGCTGATCGAAGCCGCGAAGCGGGCGGGCTTCCGTCTAACACCCGCGCAGTTTCGGGCAGGGCGTATCGCTAAAGCAGCGCGACCCTATTTTCTCGCACTCTGCGACATGATCCTGAAGCATGAGCAGCCGCCCGTGGATCGGAAGCTGCTGTGTGCGCGGGAGGCGATGACGCGAAACGTGTTGGTGTGGTCCAACAGCAGTAGGTATCGCAGCGGCAGCATGGATGACGGCCCTGCCGTGCAAGATTGCCTCCGCGCTATTGAACTTTGGGAAGAGGGATTTGGGAAATGAGCGACATCGAAGCACGGGCGCTGGCGTTGGTGAATGAGGTAGGTTTTATCGAATACGCCTCTTTCTATGACGTAGACGAAGCCGAATTGCGCGACACTATCCTTCACCTCATCCGCGAGCGAGACGCTTTCCGGCAGGAAGTGAGTGAACGTATGCTAAATCTGATGAGCGCGTATGGCGTCAGCCGTGAGGATGTGGCGGACTTCATCATCGCCAAGCCGGACCCGCTTGTGGAGGCTGTTAAGGCGCTACAGGACGGGCGGTCAGGGAGTGATCCGGAAAGCTATGCAGCCTGCCTGCGCAATGAACTCAAATCGCGCGGTCTGGAAATTCGGGAGGTGGGGCAATGACTAGTTTCATTGACCTAGCCCGCCGCGTGAGCAGGTTTTTCATCAGGAAGTCGTCGCCAACGAAACCGATGCAGCAAGAATGCGAATACGAATACTGGCGTAGCAATAAGCAATATTTGTGCGGCGAATGCTTTACACCTGACAGTCCATGCAGGACGTGCGCCGCAGCCCTGATCGCAAGGAGTGAAGCATGACGGATGAACCGATAGCGTGGCTTTACACGAACGCAGTGCTTGGGGTGGGCTTCAGGCAACATACATGGCCAAAAAGACCGGACGGCTGGACCGAAACACCCCTCTACGGCCCCGAAGCCCTCGCGGCGCGGGATGCGCGCATCGAGCAGCTTGAGGCGGCGCTAACTAAAAGTGAAGCATTGCAGGACTTGGCTTATTACAACGGAGCAAAGCAATACGCTGCCATATCTGCGCAATCGGAAGATGCTGCACGGGATTGGCTTAATGGTGGCTGTGGCAATCGTCAGCGTGATGCAATCGCAGCCTTGGGAGACGCGAAATGACGGAGATTACACAGGCGGATTGGGACGCAACAGAAAAGCTATGGAATGAGGTGGAGGTTTGCACTTGCGACAAGTGCCATGTGTTCACCGCAGAAACCTTCGCCCGTCACCGCATGGAAGAGCGCGCCAAGATCGTGGCGTGGCTGCGGAGCGATAAGATCGTGCTGAGTATGGACGGAAGCGCGGAAGACGTAGTTGCCAGCGCAATCGAAGCAGGGGATCATTTGAAATGACTGATGAAGCAAAGGCGCTGGTGGAGCGGCTGCGCGACCCCATGCCGCCGCACCACGGTAAATGCCTTAAAGCCGCAGACCGCATCGAGGCCCTTGAAGCAGAAGTCAAAACCGCGCTGCATCGGGAAGCTGAAACCACCGCTCGCTACGACGCCAAGATTGATGCCCTTGAGGCGGAGATTGAGAAGCTGCGACTTGAGTGCCAAGCGCAATATGATCGTGGTTACTATGACGGGCGGCGATATGACGGCGCAGAAGAGCGCGCCAAGATCGTGGCGTGGATGCGGAAACCAATAATCGGCGGTGATAATTTGGAGCCTGTTTGCGACACGCACGCTCAAGCAGCAGACGCCATCGAAGCAGGGGAGCATTTAAAATGATCCACGACCCCAACTGCGAGGATGTGACCGGCGCATATCCCGGTAGCTGCACTTGCGCTGTGGTCGGAGGCAACCGCATCCCGGCCAGCTACCTCAAGCGTTTCCTGCCATCGCAGGGCAAGCCCGCGCGGCCCGACATTCCGTATGAGCTGCGCCTCTTTCTGGAGAATTTGAAATGACCGACGAAGAACTGTGCGGATGGCTGCGTAGTATGCTCCCTGCGTCAGGCTTTGCGCCAACAGAAAACTGGGCACCTTGGTTGGGGGCCGACCGCATCGAAGCCCAAGCGGCGGAGATCAAGGCCATCCTTGACCGCGAGGCGGACACGTACCGCCGTCACGATGCCAAGGTTGACGCACTTGAGGCGGAGAACGAGCGGCTGCGTGAGGCGCTGAAGCATCAAGGCGGACCGCTTTGTGCGGCTCGTTACTATACAGGAGCAGAATGCACCTGCGGTGTCAGCGCAGCCTTGGGAGACACAAAATAATTTCAACTGGGGGGTTGCAATGCGCAACCCCCGTCGCTATATGGGGTGGGTCAGCAACACAGGAGTTACCCCATGTCTTACGCATCCGGCATCGCCAACTGCATCGGCAACTACCACTACGCGGACGGCGCCGTCCGTCGCCGCAAGGTCGGCGAGATCGAGTACATCGTCGGCATCGCAGGCGCGTACAACGCCTTCGGCCTCATCGGCCCGGAGCACAACGGCATCTTCGTCCTCGACGACACCAACAAGGCCGTCATCCTCGACCGCGACACGCCCGAGACGTCCGGCTACAGCGGCCCGTCGCAGCGCCAGTGGGATCGCCTCAAGTACGTCATGACGTGCAGCGCGTCCGACTTCCTCGACTTCATCCACGACAACCCCCGCAGCCGTCTGGCTGCATAGGAGGCCCTATGAGACTAGCTTACGGCATCGCCCTGCGCGACCATGCCACCATCGCAGACGCCGAGGAGGCGGCCATCGCCCGCCACAGCTACTACTACACCGACGTGGTGGGCTGGCTCATCCGCGCCGACGTCGTGCGCTACAGCTACACGGTCGATGCCGACCGTGAGCACTATGGCGTCACGGACGGCCAGATCGAGTTGTGGGCGTTCCCAGTTGAGCGCTGGACGCCCTGCGGCGCAACCATGAAGGACATCTGGAGCGGCTCAGGGCTGCGGTGGGTGGACCTGCGCCCCGGCGCCAAGCAGTGGGCCAGCCTCACAGCCCTTGAGGCCATCGCGCAACTTGCCGAGCGCAGGCGCCGCCTGATCTACGTCCTCGAGTGCAAACTTGACCGCGCGCGGGATGACCGGCAGATCGTTCAATCCCTCCTAGAACAGAAAGAACCCCAATGAGCACCACCCGCAAGATCATCCTGAGCCGTCGCGACGCCAGCGGCAGCAAGGCCATGAGCTTCTCCGTTGACGACCACGAGGGCGCGCAGCTCGCCGACAATCTCTGCGTCAACATCACCGTCCAGTCCGACACCGGGCAGGAAGCCATCCGTATGCCGCGCTACAAGCTGGCCGACATGCTTGAACAACTCTACTCGAAGTGAGGCAGTCATGACCAAGACCACCAAGGGCGTGCGCCGCCCGACCCGCGAGCAGCTCGCCGAGCGGCAGCGCGAGCGCGAGGCGCGCTACGCCGAGATGCAGAAGGCCCACCCCGCCATCGCGCAGAGCGTCAAGACCCCTGCCGTCGCCAAGGCGGCCAAGGCGGCCAAGCCTGCCAAGCCCAAGGCCGACCGCAACGTGGCCCCGCGCCCATCGACGTTCAGCCTGCTCACGCGGGGCGTCGAGCACCGCGACGCGAAGATGGACGCCATGGTCCGCAACATGAAATTCGGCTCGCGCGATCTCTGCAAGGCGATCTTGGCGACGGGGCGCACGCACGGCCCGATGACCGAGGCGGAGCAGATCGAGGCCGTCCGGTACGCGTACAACCTCATGTGAAAATAATTTCAACAGGGGGGTTGCACTCCCCATTTGTCGCCCCTATACGGGGATGGTCAGTAACACGAAGGGAGACACCACATGTCAGCAGTTGCATTCACCATCGACCCGATCAGCCCGGTTGACCGGCTCGGCGCGATCCGCGCGCAGCTCGCGGAACTCAAGGAAGTCGAGGCCTTCCTCCTCGACGAAGTCAAGGCGCTCGGCACGGGCGCGCACGAGGGTGCTGCCTTCCGCGCCACCGTCTCGGTCACCGAAGACCGCCAGACGCTCGACCCCAAGGCGGCAGAGGCCAAGCTCCGTGAGCTGGGCGTCGATGGCCGCTGGTTCAGCAAGAACCAGAAGACCGTCAAGGGCAGCACGCGCGTCACCGTCTCGGCTCGGAAGGCCTGAGCGGTGAGCGCCCCGTCAAACGCAGAACTGGTCGCCGCGCTCGTCGAGAACGCGCGCGGTGACCACAACCTCGGCGCAATCGCATCGGTCGGCTTCAAGGCTGGCTATCTGGAGGGTCTGCTCATCAACCTGATGTTCGACATCCCCGGCGTGCGCGCGGACATCGAGCAGCGGATCGAAAGACAACTGAGCATGAAGGGAGAAGACAATGTTTAAGATTTGGCCGTGGAGCCGCATCGCCGAACTGGAGGCACGTCTGCTTGCCACCGCGCGGGACGGCATGGTCTGGTACGACGTCGCAGGCGAACGCCTCCTCGAAAACACAAAGCTGAAAGCCGACAACGAAATCCTCACCCGCAAGCTGAGCGAGGCCCGCAAGATCGAGGGCGAGCTGCGCTTCCAGTTGAAGGGCGCGCACTTCCGCGACCCGAAGACGGGCCGCATCATGAAGAAGGGGGCGGCGAAGTGAGCGACCCCAAGACCATCAACGCCATCGTCACGCGTGCGCACAAGGCCATCGCCAAGCGCGACAAGGCGGCAGCCGCCCTGCGCGACGCTGAACAGGAGCTGCAAGCCATCACGCGCGAGTACAGCGTCGCGATGAAGCTGTGGGGCTTCACGCCGGTCATGATGCGGCAGGCCGTCGCAGCGCGCGGCTACAACGTCGAGCCGATGCGCGTCGTCCGCATCTAGGTATCAGAAAACAATGGTTGCATTCACGAGGGCGAAGCGTCTACACCGGACATTCGCCCTCGTCAGCACCGGGCAGTAACCAGACAGGAGCATATCAAAGTGACAGGCATCAAGTCCGCCGTGGAGCGCGCCGGAGGCGCAGCAAAGTTGGCCGCAGCTCTCGGCGTGAGCCACCAAATCGTCTACAAATGGAGCGCACGGGGCTGGGTGCCAACCGCCCGCGCAGCGCAGATCGAAGAGGTGTACGGCATCCCGCGCGCAGACCTTGTAGACCCGCGTCTCGCGGCGTTCTTTGGAGCCAATTCGACCCCCGCCACCAACTAAGTCGTAGGGACAGGGGGAGAAGATCGTGTCAGCGTCCACCAGCAATGTGCCCGAAGGACTGCGCCGCCACCGCGCGTGGCTGCTGTGGCGCTTCGAGCAATTCCCTGACGAGGCGAAGCCTCGCAAGGTTCCGTACTACGCCAGCGGGCGCAAGCGCGCCGGTCGGCAAGGCGCCGAGGACGACGTCCGCGCCATGGTCTCGTTCGACGAGGCGCGCGAGGCGCTGGCCAGCAGCGACGGCTATTACGACGGCCTCGGCTTCGCCCCGCGCGCCGAGCACGGCCTGCTCATCCTCGACTTCGACAACTGCATCGACGCCAAGGGCGACGTGCCGCCCGACGTCGCGCAGATCGCGGCATCGACGTACAGTGAGGTGACGCCCTCGGGCAAAGGCCTGCGCTGCGTCTACGAGGGGCACTTCCCCAACCGCAAGTCGCCGACCACCGGCCACCCCTACGGGATCGAGACGTTCAGCGAGAGCGGCTTCGTCACGATCACTGGCGACGTCTTCGACCTGTGCGAGATCATGGGCAACGACACCACCATCGCCAAGGTGACGCCCGAGGTGGAGGCGCTGTGCGCCGCCCGCTTCGGACCGCGCGAGGCGCAGGCCGCCGACCCCGACGACTTCATGCTCGGGCGCAAGCCGCCCCTCGGCCTCGAGGTCGAGGAGATGGAGGCGCTGCTCGACCAGCTCGACCCCGACATGGGCCGCGACGAGTGGGTGCGCGTCGGCATGGCCCTGCACCACGAGACGCAGGGCGACGACACCGGCTTCGACCTGTGGAACGACTGGTCGTGCCTCGGCGGTAAATACCCCAGCGAGGAGGCCCTGCGCGGGCAGTGGGAGAGCTTCGAGCGGCGCAAGGGTGACAGGCGCCCGCAAGTCACCATGGCGACAGTGAAGCACATGGTCGCCTCCCTGAGCCGGGCGCCGATTGACGAGGCCAAGCGGCAGGAGATCATGGCACGCGCGGAGCCGCGCGACATCTTCCGCACGCCGGAGAACTTCTCGGGCAAGTTCAAGATCGAGACCCTCGACGCCGTGGCCAACAGGCCGCCGAGCGAGTGGATCATCAAGGGCGTACTGCCGCAGGATGACCTGATCGTCCTGTACGGCGCCTCGGGCAGCGGCAAGAGCTTCATGGCGCTCGACATGGCCTTCGCCATCGCGCGCGGCGTTGACTGGCGCGGGCGCAAGACGAAGCGCGGTCGCGTCCTGTACATCGCGGCGGAAGGCGGCGGGGGTGTCGGCAAGCGCACCAAGGCGGCCTGCAAAGTCCATGGGGTCGATCCCGAGGATGTTGACCTCGCCGTCATCACCGCCGCGCCGAACATCATGGACAGCGACGACATCGGCGAGCTGCTCGACGCCATCGCAGCCGCAGGCGGCGACCCGATCCTCATCATCGCCGACACCTTCGCCCAAATGACGCCGGGTGCGAACGAGAACAGCGGCGAGGACATGGGCGTCGCCCTGCGCAACTGCCGCACGCTGACGCGCGTGACAGGCGCGACGGTCATGCTCATCCACCACGCCGGGAAGGACGCCAGCAAGGGCGCACGCGGCTGGTCGGGCATGCGCGCTGCGGCGGACGCCGAGCTGGAGGTGCTGCGCCACGAGAACGGCGCGCGCGAGATGCGCGTCACGAAGATGAAGGACGGCGACGACAATCTCGCATGGGGCTTCAAGCTGGAGATCGTCGATCTGGGCTTCGACCGCGACGGCGACCCGATCACGAGCTGCGTCGCCATCGACGCCGAGCTGCCGAAGCCGGTGCCGAGCGAGGCCCCGAGCGGCAAGCAGAAGCGGTACGGCAAGTACCAGACGCACGCCATCGAGATGATCGCCACGGTTGACCCCAAGATCGACATGATGCCCCTCGTCGAGTTTGCGGCGCTCTGCGCCGAGGCGCTTCCCGCGCCGGTCTCGCCCGACAAGCGCGACACGCGCCGTCAGGACATGGGCCGCGCGATCAGGCAGCTCGGCTCCGAAAAGGACGGCCCGTTCGAAGTCCGCAGCGGCTACGTTATTTTCCACGAATAGAACAGTTGACTTATGCAACTGGACGCTTGTACCACCCACCTGTCAGCACGAAGAGGAGATCACATGGACGACAGGAATTACTACCGCATGCTGTACGATGAAGACCTCATCGAGCAGGCACGGACCCAGCCGACTGCCGAACTGGCCGTCGCACTGGCCGACCGGCTGGAGGCGATTATCGGCGGTGCAGTCCTCGCGGGCATCAACCTCGACGACATCAACTGAGAACGGAGACAAGATAAATGACGTATCGTATCGAAATCACGGCGGAGACGCTGTCCGAACTGGCTGGCAAGACGCTGGCCCTCGCCGCGCAGTTTCAGACGACTGCCGCCGATCCGGTGATGCCGGAAGTGAAGCAGGCCGCAACGCGCAAGCCGAAGGCGAAGGTCGAGGAGCCGACCGTTGAAGCAGCACCGGAGGGAAACGACCAGACCGCGTCGTCGGAACCTGCCTCCTCTGGGCCGACGGAAGCGTCTCAGACTGCATCCGAGAAGCCCGAGGCCGCTTCTGAGCCTGAGATCGACGTCGTGCGCGACGTGCAGCCGCTCGTCCTCGCCGCCGTGGCCAAGCTCGGCAAGCCCGCAGCCGCCGCCATCGTGCAGAAGTATGGTGCCGAGCGCGTGACGCAGGTTGCCGCCGAGAAGCTCCCGGCGCTGATGGCCGAGCTGAAGGCAGTGCTGGCGTGATGAGCGCGCACGCCAAACTCAGCCCCTCGGGGGCACACCGCTGGATGGCCTGCCCCGGCAGTCTCGTCCTCGAGGCCGACATCCCCGACAAGGGCAGCGACTACGCGAAGGAAGGCACCCTCGCGCACGAGCTGGCTGCGGGCAACCTGTCGGCCAACTGGGACTTGAGCCTGTACGTCGGCGAGGACTGGAGCTTCGACGACGGCACGACGTTCAAGATCACACAGGACATGGTCGATCACGTCCTCGACTACGCCAAGCTGGTGCGGGAGTACGCCGAGGGCGGCAGCCTGCTGGTCGAGCAGCGCGTGGACTTCTCGCCGGTCATCGGGCAGCCTGACAGCTTCGGCACCGCCGACGCCGTCATCGTCAGGGGCGACCAGCTCGTCGTGGTCGATCTCAAGTTCGGCATGGGCGTCAAGGTGGATGCGGAAGAGAACCCGCAGCTCATGCTGTACGCCCTCGGCGCGCTGAACGACTTCGACATGCTGGCCGACTTCACCGAGGTGATGATGGTCATTCACCAGCCGCGCCTGAACCACGTCAGCGAGTATATCCTGCCGGTCGGCGAGCTGCGCGCGTTCGGCGAGAAGGCGCGGGAGGCGGCGGATCGCGTCCGGCTTGCGGAGAGCCTCGATCTGACGGCCAACGACGGCATCACGCAGGGCTTCTTCGAGCCGGGCGAGAAGCAGTGCCGCTTCTGCCGCGCCAAGGCGATCTGCCCCGCGCTGCGCGAGGAGATCATGCTCAACGTCGGCGGCGAGACGCACTCGCCCGCCACGCCGGAGGACTTCGCCGCGTTCGTGCCTATCGAGGTCGATATGCAGGTCAGCGACAACTACCTGCCGATTGCCATGTCGAAGGTCGGCCTCGTCGAAGACTGGTGCAAGGCCGTCCGCGCCGAGGCGGAACGCCGCCTGCTCGCCGGGCAGAAGGTGGACGGCTGGAAGCTCGTCGAGGGCCGTCGCGGCAACCGCGCATGGGCCGACGAAGCCGAGGCCGAAGCGACGCTCAAGTCTTTCCGGTTGCGGCAGGACGAGATGTATGAGATGAAGCTCGTGTCACCAACGAAAGCGGAGAAGCTCCTGAAAGATAGTCCCAAGCGCTGGGCGAAGATCGAGCCGTTGCTCGTGCGCAGCGAGGGCAAGCCATCTGTGGCACCCGCCACGGATAAGCGGCCAGAACTGGTCGTTACCCCGGTCGCCGAAGGGTTCGGCGATCTTGTTGAAACTGAGAACTGAGGAACTGACAATGGAAGTTATGCTGAAGAAGGTCCAGATCGCATTCCCCGCGCTGGACGCCCCGCAGTCGTTTGGTGAAGGTGAGCCTGCCTATGGCGCCAAGTTCGTCATCACCCCCGACGGCGAGCACCACAAGGCGCTGCTGGACGCCATCGCGACCGTCGCGAAGGACCAGTGGAAGGACAAGGCCGACAGCGTCGTCTCGATGCTGAAGGAAGACGGCAAGATTTGCCTCGTCGAGAAGGTCTACCGCAACAAGAAGACTGGCGAGCCGTACAACGGCTTCGCGGGCAAGCACTATCTGTCGGCGCGCAACGCCAAGACGCGCCCGACGGTGTTCGACCGCATGGCCGAGGAGGTGACCAACACGTCCGACATCAAGCGTCTCATCTACAGCGGCGCCATCGTCAACGCCAAGGTCGATGTCTGGGCGCAGGACAACAAATGGGGTCGCCGGATCAACTGCTCGCTCTCGGGCGTGATGTTCGCGGAAGACGGCGAGAACTTCGGTGGCGGCGGCAGCGTCGCGTCGAAGGACGACTTCGCTGACTTCGCCGCCGACGCATCGGACCTCTTCTGATGAGCGGCGCGGGGCACAACAGCGTCGCGGCGGACGAGCTTCGCCTCCTCGTCGAGCGCATCGAGCGTCTCGAGGAAGAGAAGGCGGGCATCGCGGATGACATCAAGGACATCTACATCGAGGCGAAGGCCCGTGGATATGTCGGCAAGGTGCTCCGCGAAGTCGTCCGCATCCGTAAGATGGACAAGGAAAAGCGTCAGGAATTTGAGGCGATCCTTGACGTCTATAAGGCGGCTTTGGGTCTCGACCTGATTTAGTTGCCAAGAGTGGCCGCAACCGCTATATGTGGTTGCGGCCCACTTTGTTTAGGCGAGCCGCGCGCACTTTGGGTGCTCCCTCTCCCAGTTGCTGACACGACACGCGCGCGGCTCACCTAAACAAAGAGGGAAATATGTCAGCAACACTCCACCTTGATCTCGAGACCTACAGCGAGACGCCGATCACCAACGGCGCGCATCGCTATGCCGAGGACGCGGAAGTGCTCCTCGTCGCCTTCGCGTGGGACACCGACCCTGTCACCGTCTGGGACATGACCGAGGGCCTGCGCGACCTGCGCGACGTCCAGAGCCTCATCGACCGCGCCGACCGCGTCGTCATCCACAACAGCGCCTTCGACCGCACCGTGCTGCGTCACAGGGGCGTGGAGCTGCCTGTCGAGCGCGTACACGACACGATGGTGCAGGCGCTGGCGCACAGCCTCCCGGCGTCGCTCGGCATGCTCTGCGACGTTCTGGGCGTGCCGACCGACAAGGCTAAAGACAAAGAGGGCAAGAAGCTGATACAGCTCTTCACAAAGCCACGTCCCAAGAACGTGAAGCTGCGGAGGGCCACGCGTGACACACACCCCACCGAATGGGCAGCCTTCGTCGAGTACGCCCGGCTCGATGTGGACGCGATGCGCTACGTACATGCAGCCCTCCCCACATGGAATACCAGTCACTTTGAGCGCGAACTATGGGAACTCGATCAGAGAATTAATGACCGTGGTGTCGCCATTGACCTCGACCTCGCAGCCTCAGCCCTACGAGCTTTTCAACGAGCTTCGGGAACTCTGGCCGCTGCTGCCACCGCTGCCACCGACGGTATAGTTCGCTCCACGACGCAGCGCGCGGTGCTCCTGAAGCACCTCGAAGAGGAACACGGCTTCGTCGTGCCGGACCTCACCAAAGACACCGTCGCCGGTCTCCTGAAGGGCGATCTGCCGCAGCCGGTGCGTCTCCTGCTCGAGAACAGGGCGCAGGCCGCCGCGACCAGCCCAGCCAAGTACAAGGTGCTCCTGAAGGCGACGTCGAGCGACAGCCGCCTGCGCGGCACGCTCCAGTTTTGTGGCGCCGCGCGCACTGGCCGCGACGCCGGGCGCATCTTCCAGCCGCAGAACCTGCCGCGCCCGAGCATGGAGGCGGACGAGATCGAGGCGGGCATCGCGGCGATGAAGGCGGACTGCGAAGACCTGATCTTCGACAACGTCTCGGACCTGTGCGCGTCCGCCGTGCGCGGCTGCATCGTCGCCGCGCCGGGCTGCAAGCTGGCCGTCGCCGACCTGTCGAACATCGAAGGGCGCGTGCTGGCGTGGCTGGCGGGCGAGACGTGGAAGGTGCAGGCCTTCAAGGATTACGACAACGGCATCGGTCACGACCTGTACAAGATCACAGCGGGCCGCATCCTCGGCAAAGACCCCGGCGACGTGACGAAAGCGGAGCGCCAAAACCAAGGCAAAGTTCCCGAATTGTCGGGAGGCTATGGAGGCGGTCTCGGCGCATACCGCAAGATGGGCGGTGAAGTGTTCAGCACCATGGACGACGAAGAAATTCAAAACATCGTCTGGGCGTGGCGTGCGGCGCACCCCAACACCAAGCGCTTCTGGTACGACGTCGAGAACGCAGCCAAGGCCGCGATCCGCGAGCCGGACAGCACCACGGTCGTGCGCGACCTGCGCTTCGGCATCACGTACGACCGGCAGGGGACGCAGTGGCTGCGCATCCGCCTGCCCTCGGGGCGCTATCTCAGCTACCGCAAGCCGTACATCGACGAGGATGGCCGCATCCTGTACGAGGGCCTCAACCAGTACACGCGCAAGTGGGACACGCTCGACACCTATGGCGGCAAGCTGGTCGAGAACATTGTGCAGGCTGTTGCGCGGGACGTCTTCATGACCGGCATGCGCAACGCCGAACTGGCGGGCTACCCTGTCGTGCTGCGCGTCCATGACGAGCTGATCTGCGAGACGCCGGACGATACACACTATACACACGCGACCTTGGCGTCACTGATGGCGACCAACCCCTCGTGGGCGACTGGGCTGCCGCTGGCGGCTGCGGGCTTCGAAACCTACCGCTACAAGAAGGACTGAGCATGACCCCCGCAGGCCGCCTTCAGGACCACCTCAAGCACGTCGTGCAGAAGAGCGGCGGCCAGTACCGCAAGGCGCGCTGGGAAAACCGCAGGGGCTGCCCTGACTGCTTCATCTGGTGGACGTGGCCCTGCGTCGCGTTCGTCGAGATCAAGGCCGACGGCGACGTCCTGAGCAGCCCCCAGAAGCGCGAGATCGAGCGCATGGAGCGAGACGGCGTGCCGGTGTTTGTCGCCCGGTCGAAGGCGGACATCGACGAGATCGTAAAAAAAGTTCGCGAGGGGGTTGCAACCAGCTAGTTGATCTGCCATACCATGCTGGTCAGCAACTCAGGAGACAGTAACGTGGACACCACCGCTAAGCAGAATTTGCTTTCAGACCTCAAAGAAGTTCACCTCGATCTGGCGTATTGGGCCGAGGATCGTATGCGCGAAGGCGCATCGGTGCAGGAAATCATCGAACAGTTGCGGCGCGCGGCGGACCTTGTAGGAAGGCCGTGATATGCAAGAAACCCTTGCTCCGCAGATATTGGAAGGCGCTGACCGGGTCCGCGCGCAAGAGACTATTTGCGAAAACCATTACACACGCAGCGTGCCCAGCGGTAAGTCGTTCTACGTTCGGTACGGGAGCGCCATCGTGGTGTACTCGATCCCCGCCAACAAGAACATCAGCCGATGGCTTCTCGGTGAAGACAACGCGGTTTGGGAACTCTCGCGGCTTTGGGCACCAGACGGGCACGAGCGGAACTTGCTCAGCCGCGCGATTTCCGAAAGCCTTTCGGTTTTCCGCAGCGCGTTCCCTTCGGTGCAGGGCATTGTCTCTTACGCGGACCCCAATGCCGGACACACTGGGGGTGTGTATCGCGCCGCCAGTTGGGTCGCGCTGGGCCAGTGCGAAGAAAACCGCGCATACCGCGACGCTCAAGGCGTCATCGTATCGCGGCGCGCTTTCCACTCGGGAAGCCGATCTCTCCGCAAGGCTGAAATTGAGGCGCTGGGGTACGTGCAGCTAAAAACGCCCGGCAAACTGCGGTTCGCAAAGGGCCTCACTCGCAAATCGCGCCGGAAAATACAAAAACGCTTGCAACCAGCTAGTTGATCTGCCATATGGAGTTGGTCAGCAACTCAGGAGACACCGACATGCCCGAACCCAAAAAGACCCCCGGCCAGACCGCCTATGAAGAGGACTGCCGCCGCAAGCCGTACTACCGGACCAGCACGAAGGCGCTGCGCCGTACGTGGGACCAGCTCGGCGAGCACGAGCAGCGGTCGTGGGAACGCAATCCAACACCGAGGGACTGGTAAGATGAGCTTTCGCAAAAACTACGCCGACCGCACGACGACGTTCACCTGCGACGAGTGCGGCGAGACCTTCGAGGCGGACAGCCTCGACTTCCGCGACGCGCTGGAGGAGTACAAGCTGCACGGCGGGGCCGCGCGCCTCGACGACGGCGAGTGGGTCCACGTCTGCGAGGACTGCCAGTGACGAAAACCTTCGTCCCGCACGACTACCAGCTCCCTGCGATGCAGTGGCTGTACGACTTGCCCCGCTGCGCCCTATGGATGCCCATGGGCGGCGGGAAGACGGTCACGACGCTGACGGCGCTCGACAACCTGTCGCTGATCGACGACGTCTACCCGATGCTCGTCCTCGCGCCGCTACGCGTCGCGCGCAGCACATGGCCCGAGGAAGTGGCGAAGTGGGACCACCTCAAGCACCTGAGCGTCAGCGTCATCACCGGCACGGCGATGCAGCGCGAGCGAGCGCTCGCGGCGGAGGCGGACATATACACCATGAACTATGACAACCTCGTCTGGCTGGCCGAGACCGTCGGCGAGGAATGGCCCTTCAAGACGGTCGTGGCCGACGAATTTACCCGCCTGAAGTCCTTCAGGCTGCGTCAGGGCAGCAAGCGCGCCCGCGCACTGGGTAAGGTAGCCCACACGCACGTAAAGCGCTTCATCGGCCTCACAGGGACGCCCGGCGCCAATGGCGTCAAAGACCTGTGGGGGCAGACATGGTTCCTCGACCGGGGCGCCCGCCTCGGCAAGACGTTCAGCGCCTTCGAGGAGCGCTGGTTTCGCAAGGGTTGGGATGGGTACAGCATCGAGCCGATGCCGCACGCCCAGACCGAGATTGAGGGCCTGCTGCGCGACATCTGCCTGACCGTCGAGGGCCTGCCGGTGGACGAGCCTATCGTCAACCGCATCTACGTCGAGCTGAACGGCCCTGTCAGGCGGCTGTACGACGAGATGGAGAAGGACATGTTCGCCCAGATCGGCGAGTACGAGATCGACGCCGTCAACGCCGCTGCGCGCACCGTGAAGTGCCTCCAGCTCGCCAACGGCGCGATCTACGTCGATGACGAGGGCAAGTGGGAGGCGGTACACGACGCCAAGCTGCACGCCCTCGACAGCGTGATCGAGGAGGCCAACGGGACGCCTGTCCTCGTCGCGTACAACTTCAAGAGCGACTTGGCGCGGCTGCGCGGGCGCTATCCGAAGGCGCGCGTACTGGACGCCGACCCGCAGACGATCAAAGACTGGAACGCGGGCAAGATCGACCTGCTGCTGGCGCACCCCGCGTCAGCCGGGCACGGTCTGAACCTTGCCGAGGGCGGCAACATCCTTGCCTTCTTCGGCCTGAACTGGAACCTTGAAGAATATATGCAGATCATCGAGCGCATCGGGCCGATGCGGCAGGCGCAGGCGGGCCTCGACCGGCCCGTGTTCATCCACATGATTATGGCGAAGGACACCGTCGACGAGATGGTCTTCGAGCGCCTACAATCGAAAAAGAGCGTGCAGGCGGTGCTGCTCGAGGCGATGAAACGGAAGGGATCGAAATGAAGCGACTGCAGGACACCATCTACACCTGCACAAAGTGCTGGAGCATGCACGACAATCTGACCGCGATGGAGGCGTGCTACGCTGGGCATCTCGACATCAATCCGGGGCGCGACGCCAGCCGCGCGGATGGGCGCAAGCTGACCGGCGGATCGTCGGACTATTACAAGATCGAAGTCAAGGCACCGACGTCCGGCGGCGAGCCGTACATGGCGGAGTGCAACGACATCATCGAGGCGCTCAACATGGAGTACGACGTCGCGAACGTCTTCAAGGCCGCGTGGCGCATCGCAGCGCTGCGGCAGGGCCACGGCAAGCCGGGGCAGGACAGCGCCACCTATGACGCCGAGAAAGTCGTCTTCTTCGGCAGCCGCATCATCGCCAGAGAGAAAGCGAAATGAAGATGCCGAGGGAGGTACAGGCCGCGCTGGATGGGTGCGGCCAGCCGTGGTCCCTCGAGCGGGGGTCGCGGCACCTCAAGATCATAGTCGGCGGTCGCTTCGTCGGTATCATGCCAGCAAATGGCAAGTTTGGCGAGAGCAACCGCCGGGCGACACTAAACATCGCCGCGCAGATCAAGCGGGCGGCAAGGGAGTTGGCAGGCTAACCCTCAGTCGGCGTATTTGCTCGCCAACTCCGCGAGACCGCCCTCAGCAAACACTGGGCGTTTGGCCTTGACGATGCCCTCTTCGACGACTTGATCCGGCGACAAGCCGGTCAGGCGTGATGTGCGCTCGATGGCATCGTTGACGATGTCGATCATCGGGCGCGGGGTGTACGATCCGGGCTTAGCTTTCGGCAGTTTGATGCCCGCCCACATAACGTCTTGCGCTTCGGCGGGCGCGACACCAAGCTGACTTGCCAACTTGTTCAAAGCGCGCTGATAGACCCCGTAAGTACCGCTCGGCGGCGATTTCATCTTTTCGTCCCATGCACCCAGCATCTGCTCATCCAAAGTGGCGCGGTCGAGGTGGCCGAGGAAGTCACCGGAAAAGTTAAAGCGTTTGGGGTTGGCGACGGTGAGACCTCCGCCTCGGTTGATGATCCCTTCGTACTGCGCGACGTTCGGCATCACCCCGTACTTGCCGCCGCCAATCGGATAGGGAAGTTCCCACGAAGCGATAGGGGTCGGCTCGCCGTTCTTGGCTAAATAGTTCATGTAGTGCGCAAGGCGGAAATTGGCGTCGGGGTCCATGCCGCCAGTCGTGGCCGCCATGGCATCGGCGAACCGCTTCTTGTACATGCTACGACCTTCGTCCGCGCCAAGGCCTTGCTTGAACGCATCTTCAAGTTGACCCGTCGCGTACCACTGCTTCGCGCCGGGGTATTCAGACCCGAGATCGTACGCGGCGAGCAGTCGAGCCACTGCGTCAGGATCGTTTGCCAGCGCCTCGTACTTGTCGAAGGTGGGCTGTGTCGCGGGCACGACATCGAGCGTATCCCCAACAAGGGGGTAATCGGCGGGATTGACATAGTACCGATCTTCGGGGTTGAAGAAAGGCGTGTAGCCTTCGTCCTTCATCTCGGAAGTGACGCGCGCCATCTCCTTCGAGAGGGCCGTACCTTCCGCGCTAGGGCCTTTGGCGTTATACGGTTTGCCTTTCTCGTTAATCTTGATGACCGGCTCGCCGACTTGCGGATAACGCTGTGCGGCCTCTTCGCGGCTGAAACCAGCGCGGCTGGGCGCGCGCTTCTCCGCGCCAGAAACGCGTTTGATGATGTTCGGGGCCTTGCGAGCCACTGCAAAATCGGCTTTCGCGGCAGGCTTGGTCTCGACGCGTGCGACGCGTTTTGCGGCAGGGGTTGCGGCTTTGGCCACTTTCTTTTCGCCAGTTTTTACGGCGAACTGCTCGATGGCGTTTTCCAGCGCGTCAATCGCCCCAGTAACCAGTTTGCTTTTCAGGCTCACGCGCAGGTCTCCTCAACAATACCGCCCTCGGCGTAGCCGCTCGGGCCTCGCTCGATCCGACGCAGCAGCTCGACCGGATCGAACACGTCCGCTGCCGCCTGCCCGAAGCCGCCGAAATCAGGATTGCGCACGCCGCTGTAGCCGTACTCGCGGGCCATGCGCATCAGGTCGGGAATGTACGGCGCGATCCGGTCGCGCTCGCCCATGGGCCTGTTCCACGCCTTCGCCAGCGTGACCAGCTTCTCGGGGTCTTCGCCGACGTCATAGAGACCCTTGAGGCTCGTCTCATAGGCGAACGGCGCCTGTTCGGCGACCATGCTCTCAGGGACGACGGTGCCCGTCGGCCCGAGATAGAAGCTCGTTTTCTCGGCAGGCGATCCCTTCGCGCCGCGCACGGCCCAGTCGAGGCCGCGATGGCCGGTGCCGTAGAACGCCGGGTCGGTTGCGGTCAGATCGTCCACGCGGCTGAGATGCACGGCGCGCTCCGGCCCGGTCGGCGCACGGGGTTTGATGACGTCGCGCAGGTATTCGGGGATGCCGCCCTTGGTATCTGCCGGGAGGTACTCGGGGGGCAGCAGAAGCGTCGCCTGTGGCGCGTACTGCGTCTGCGCGCCCAGCTCGCGCAACTGCCGGTTGAGATCGCCGATCTCGGCAGCGCTCGCGCCCGGCTGGCCGCGCATGCGGTCGCCGAGGTTCAACTGCTCGATGCGGCGGCGAATGCTGTTCATCTGCGCCGTCAGCTCGGCGTTGAGCGGCGAATAGTTGACGAGGCTGTTCTGGCCGCGCGTCTCCGCGAGAAGGGCCATTTGCGCCAGCGGAGACATCATCTGGCCGTGCGACGCGTACGCAGCCTCTTCACCGCCCGGACGGAACGTCGTGCCAGTGGTACCATGGCCGTAGAAGTCGTGGACCGCGCGGAACATCTCGTTCAGGCTCAGGCCTGTGTCGGGGTCAACGTCGTTCAGAAACTCGTGCGGATCGCCGCCCCGGTAGACGTTGAGGTTGCCTTCGCCCAGCACGTCGCGCAGCATCGCGCTCGGCGTCGCGTACTCGCCCGCGCCGTAGTGGTAGCGCGTGCGGACGGGCAGCGACGCAAACTGCGCCTGCGTCTCCTTGCCAAGTTGTCGATACGCTGCTTCCTTGAGCTGGTCGTAGTTTTGCGCGCCCGCCTGCTCGACGACGTCCGGCATTTGGTTGCCGTACGCTTCGAAGACGGCGCTCTTATACTCCGGCGAGCCTTCCACACCTGCCTCGAAGGCGCGGGCGATGCCGCTCTGCTTCTCAAGGGAGGTGCCCGGCGCAGGCGCGTTGACGTCGTAGCGGCGCCCGAGATTGGCGAGCGTGTACTCCTCGGCTGCACGCGCAGCCGGATTGGTCTCAGGGTTACGCAGGATCGTACGCAGCGCGTCCAAGGACGCAGCGGCCTTGGCTTCCGGTACAATCTGCGGCTCGACGTCGGCGCGTGCGACGTTCAGGAACGGCCCGCTCTCGCTGCGGACGTACGTCGGCTTGGCGGCCAGTGCGCGGTCGGCAGCGCGGCCTTCGCGGACAGCCTTCACGACGGCCTTGTCGCTCAGGTACGAGGGACGGGCGGCGTACTTGATCGCGCGCTCACCTGCGCGGACGACGCCGGGGGCGACAGCTTTGACACCGGCCTTCAGCGCGCGAGCGACAGGCTTCGCGGCGAAGGGGGCGAGCATCAGCCCGGCGTTGACATAGTCGTCGGGGTTGGCGGTGCCTCGAAGGACGCGCTCGCCCGACTGCGGGCTGAAAAGGTTCTCGATCCCGCCGGACAGCTTCTTGCTCTCCTGATACGCGGTGCGCGGATCGGCGCCCGTTGCGCGGTAGTACGCCTCGACGGGACGGTCGAGGTAATCGTACAGCGTCTCGATCACACCGGGCCTGCGGGTCGATAGACCCTGACCCTGTGTGATCGCCGCCTTGCGTTTCGCGGCTGCCGCGCTTTTCTTGCGGACGGAGAGACTTCCGGGCATCAGCCGTACTTCCTCGCGAGGGCCATCAGGCCACCGCGATACATGCCTTCCGGCTTGGTCAGGTCTTCCAGATTGCGGACGCGGCGCCCAGTCTTCAGCTCGACATAGGTGTCCGTCGCGGGGTCGTATTCGACTGCCCGGCCTTCGAACATGACAGCGCCCGGCTTATCGGTAGGCGGCGCAATTCCAGCAGGTTCGGACGGCATGACCGTCTCTTGGCTGACTGGAGGAATATTCTCCAAAGGTGACGGCTTCTGCGCGCCCTCGATGCCCTGCAACGCGGCCATGCCGCCCTGCACCGGCAAGCGGTTTTGCGCGTACTTCTCGAGCAGTCCGGGAAGCGCATCCGTGAACGGCTGCGCCCGCTCGGTAAGCCCTGCGATCACGGGCGCGGCTCCGCGCTCGACTGCGCCGACGCCCTGCCCAATTTTGTAAGCCGCTTCGCCCACGAGGCGGGGCGACGTGGCCGCGAGCGCAGGAAGGTACTTGAGGCCGAGAGCACCAAGCGTTACCCCACCAAGACCAGCACCGGCTTGGCTGAGGCCGCGTGGCAGTTTCGCAGAGAGCTGCTCGCCCGCGAGCGCGGGCATGAGTTCGGAGGCGCCCGCCTCTTCGAGTTTCGAGCCGAGCTGCGCGCGACGGGAGGAGACGTTCCGCCCGATCAGAGACTGCAACGTGCGCATCGAACGGTCGATGGGCGCCCCCGGCTTCAGTGAGAGCGTCGTTTCGATCTCACCCAAAGTCTTGGCGGCGTCCTCGTAATCTTTCATCACCTTCGAGTACGTCGGCACCTGCTCCGCGATAGCCTGCCGCACCTCGCCATAGAGGCTCTTTGCGATGGAGGCTGCGCGGCGGTTATTCTCGATGGAGAAGGTGTTGTCCAGTTCGCCCAGACGCTGCTTGAGACCGTCCATGCCCTCGGGGGTGTGATACTTGTCAGGGTCGCTGTTGTACCAGTCCGTGATAATGTCTTTGGCCTTGTCATAGACCGCAGCCGCCGACGGATTGCGCACCTTGTCGCCGATATATGCGCGGTCCTTGATCTTCGCCAGACGCTTGAAGATTGGATCGAAGTCGACAAGCGCCTTGTCCTTCTGGACGTCGGCAAAACCCGTACGGTAGCGCTGCGAGGCCTCCTCGCGCATGTTCTTGATGGCCTCACGCGCCATACCGACGATGTCTTCAGGGTCGCCGCCACCACGCATGTAATCCAAGAACGTAGCGCCCCGCGCCCCACCGGCACGACCGGCCTTGACCGCCTCCTTGATGGCTTCACCGCCAGCGCCCGTCGAGAGGCCGAGACCCTGCGCAGTCGCTTCGCCAGCCAGCTTGACACCGCCCGTTGCGATGTCGACCGGAAGTTTGGCGACGCGCGCGCTGAGTTTGACGGGGTCGAGCATGTTGCTCAGCTCGGTCGCCTTGGCGACTTTGCCAGCCGCGCCGAGTGCGCCTGCCACAGTCGTGGCGTCAAGCAGCACTTCAAACGGCTTCTCTGCGAGGGCTGTCTGGAAGCCTTCCGCAGTGCCATACTGGTTGGCGTAATGCTCGCCGAGGGCCTTCAGCGTCTCGCCGTCCGTGATGCCGAGCGCATCGCCCGCAAGATTGCCGATGGTCTGGACAGTCTTCGGCAAGTCGGTCGTCAGGGCTTTGCCCGTCTCTGCGAAGGTTTGCACCGCGTTGACGGGCAGGTTCAGCGCAAAGGAGAGGCCCGTCTCCGGGATCGTCATGCTCTGGCGCGCGGACTTGTCCACGTCCTCGTAGCTGATGCCGCCAAAGGGCGCGCCAGCCTGCATAGCTTTGACGGTGCCTTCTCCCTTTGCGAGAGCGTCCGCCTTGAACGCGTCGTCGGGTACGATGCCAGCCTCGATAGCGCCCGTCGTGACGAGGTCGGCGTATGCCTGCGGCGTCAGCTTGCCCTGCTCGTACAGGGCGCGAATTTTGCCCTCAGTAGACTGCGGCAGGCGGTAGCCACGCACCTTGTTGGGGTCCAACTCCTCGCGGATCGAGTTCTCGATCTCGCCGATGCCGCGCGGCTTCACGCCCATGCCGATCACTTCCGACGGCGGGCGGCCTTCGGCCATGCCCGCGATCAGGGTGTCGAGCATGGCGTACTTCTGTTCGATGGTGGCGTCGCTGTCCCCCGCCTCGGGAATGTACGACTGGAAGACCTGCATTTCCTTGTCGCTGTCGCCTTCCTTAGCCGACTGTGCGACGAGAGGGCGGATCAACGGGAGGATCGCAGCGTTCGTCGCCGTGAAGCGCTCATATGCAGGGATGGCCGGAACGATGCCGCCAAAAGTCGGCTTGTCCATCCGCTCCATGGCGCCGAATGCACGCGACGCGGGCTGCCCTTGAATGTCCTGCTTGTAGAGCTGGATAGAGTTGAGCATTTGCGAGCGGACGACGGCGGCGCGCTGCTTCGCGCTCTCCTTCTTCGCGGCAAGTTCAATCTCGGTAGCTGTCTTGGGAGGCCCCGCTTCCAAATCCTTCTGCGACTTGAGAAGGTCGACCTTGGCCTTCGCGAGTTCGACGACGGCCTTGTCGCCCTCTGCCTGCGCCTTCTGGATGATGGCATTCAGCGTGCGGACGTCCTTGGCGGCTTCCACCTCGGCGCTCGTGGTCTCGGCGGCGGCCTTGCGGCCCTTCGTGGCCGAGCCGGGCTGCACGACGATGCCGCGCGGCGTAGGCGCCGACCCCGCCTCGGGGTAGTCCTCGTACCAGTTTTTCGTCTCAGCCATGTTTCTTACCTTCCGGGCACGCGGCGCGGTGTCTGCGTCGGATCATCTGCGGCGATGAAGAACCTGATGTTGGGCGGCAGCTTGGCAAGCTCTGCTTTGTTGCGGATGACGGGGATGTTCGCCCCGCCGCTCGGCTGCTGGTTCGGATAGATCGGCGTCATCGTGACTTCGTTCGTGTCCGGGTTGACCGTGCGTGCCCACATCGGCTTGTTCGCAGCGGCCCGAGCCTTGATGACGGCGAGCTGGTTCTTCAGCCCTTCACCTTCGGCAGTCGTCTCGCCGGTCTGGTATTGCTGCTGGAGCTGCATCAGGGCCTGCGCGCGCTGCTGCTCGGCCTTGCGCTGGGCCTCCTGAATGCCGCCAAAGGCGGGCACCAGCTTGGACATGGTGCCTGCAAAGCCGCGATAGCGACGCGGCGCGAGGAGCGCCTGCGAGATCGCCATAAGCTGCTCCGACGTGCTCGGGCCGCGATAGGCCCGCTCGATGTACTGCTTGGCGTCGCTGAACTGCTGGAGGCGCTGCTGAGAGGCGCGCCGCGCGAAGTCGGCCTGTCGGGCCTCCCAGTCGGCGTACTCGTCCGCCTTGGGGCCGACAGCGAAGCCTGCGTCCTGCTCCGTCGCGTCGGGCATCCCGTACTGAGTTTCAGTGTCGTCTTCCATTGGTGCCTCAACTCTCGCAGACTAGGTGTTCATAACATTTTGATCGCGCGGCGTCACGCCCTAGACGCCCTTTTTGAGAGCGGCCAAGATCGACCCCAGCCCCGTGAGCGTGCCGCCGATGGTCTCCGCCGTGCTCGGGGGCGTTTCGGGTACGCCCATGGGCACGATGCCCTGCTCGGTCGTCGCCTTGGGCATGGTGCCCGCCAGTGCGCCGTAGGTACCGAGAGCCTTGTCGATCTGCTCCTGCGGGTAGCCCTGCTGGCGCAGGAAGTCCGCGTAGGCGAGGTCGAGGTTCTTCTGGTTGAGGGCCTGCTGCTGCGTGCCGACCCCGCCGACAGCTTCTGCGCCCTTGAGGCCGAGGCTCTGCGCCGCCGAGCCGAGGCCGCCGAGCTGCTGCGCCGCCTCGAGCTGGCGCGCGATGTCGTTGCCCTGAAGGTTTCCGGCAGTCGTTCCGAGATTGCCCAGCCGTGTCAGATCGGCAGCGGAGAGGCCCGCAGCCTCGCTGTAGCCCGCGCGCAGCGCCTCGCTCTGCTTGCCGAGGATGTCGCTCTGGACGTCGCGGACGGCACGCGCGGTGTCGGTCAGCATGCCGCTCGGCGTACCCGCCGCACCGCCGCTCGGGCCGTAGCCAAGCTGCCCGGCGCGAATGTAGCGGCCTTCGATCTCGGGCATGATCGTCTCGCGCAGGTTGCGCCCGCCGAGGTCGGCGATGCGATTGACGACCTGCTCGGTGTACGGGTTCATGTACTGCCCGATGTTGGCGACAGTGCTCTCAGCCGCCTTGTTGATATAAGGCTGCGCCGTCGCGAGGCCGCCCGGCGCGGTCAGAGCGCCCTGCGTCGCCTGCGTCGCCGTCGTCAGCGCGGGCTGGTAGGCGGTCGCCGCCTGCCCAGTCATCCCGAAGGCCTGACGCTGTTCCGGCGTGAAGTCCGCGATGCGGGGCATCGGCGCCGTCTCGTAGGGCCGCGCCGACGCGGCCTGCTGGTTCGCCAGAAGCTGCATAGCATAATTGGTATACCACTCGGGCAGCACCGTCTGCGTGGTGAGCGACTTGACGGCGGAGCCTGCCGGAATAGGCGAACCTTCAGAGAGGAAATCGGTGAGCGGCATTAGGTACGTCCTCCGGCCAGATAGCGTTCTGGCTGCTTTGCATCGACGCTGAACTTGCCCTTGGCAAGCTGCGCGCCCTTGTGTTTACGAATGTTCACGCGGAAGCGGTCGAGCGCATCTGCGCCCGCCTTGCTCGAGCCGTTGCCGAGGAGGGCGACGGTCTCTGCGTCCATGACATACTCGCCGTCCGACAGGACGGCTGGGATGTCGTCGCTGCGCCCGTCGCCGGGGCCGCGCACGGCGAAGTCAGTCCGAGGCTCACGCGGGCCGCCGTGCGAATATCCGCCATGCGCATACCCGCGCTTCGGCACATAGGTGAAGAAGCTGGCCTCGGGCGAGAAGCCGTATTTGTTCCAGTCGCGGGTCGCACCGTTGGCTGTTCCGATCTCGCTGGCGGGGCGCACGGCGAAGTCGGTCGACGCGCCGGGCAGATTGGCCGCAGGGAGCTTGGCCGAGAAGACCGGATTGAGGCCGCCGCCGAGACCTGCGGGGATCGTGCCCGCAGTGCCGGGCTTGCTTCCACTACCGAGCAGACCCCCGATGAGGCTCGTGCCCAGACCGGCGAGACGAAGGTATTCGACGATCTTGTCGAGGTCCGACTTCTTGCTCGCCTCGGGCGTTTGCGAAGCCGGGTTCTGCGTCAGTGCAGGCAGCGTCTGGTTCGCGATTGCACTCGCCACGCTCGGCAGCAAGAAAGAACTATCCTTAGCCGTGACCGTGATGTCAGGCCCGGTAGTCACATCGGTGGGCGGCGTGTAGTTCGGGTATGTTGTCTTCGCCAGATCGAGAACGCTCGGGACACCCGAGAGCGTCAGAGACGTCTTAGGAGCTTTCTCTGCCGTCGCGACAATGTCGCCTTCAGGAGTAACCTTGCTCCCGAACACGTTCGTCGACAGCGCGCCCGGAACGCCTGAAAGAAGCAGAGACGGGTTGACCGAGTTCTGTGCCGTCACGATGATGTTCGAAGCATCATCGACCGGCTCTTGCTGCTCATTGGTCGGCGATTGCTGGGTGTCGCGCACGTTTTCGCCACCAGAATACTGGGCCTGAGAAAACAGATTGCTGGCAGCCGGAACAAACGGCGTAGTGATGCTCGGAAGCCGCATGCCCGTAGCCGTGATGTCTTCCAGCGGATTATACGCAGGCGCGTTCGATGGGGCTGCGGGCTGATCCAGAAGCGACGACTGCGTCGTCGGCTGGTATGTCGGGTACTTTGAAGCGATGCTGCTGGCCAGCGTCGGCGCAACGAGGCTCGGCACCACAGACGACGCGAGTGACGGGAGCGCATTGACGATGATTTCGTCGCCAACGGCATTCGCGGCGGCGCTCGTGCCGCCGACCTTGGCGATCTCCTTGGCCACGTCGCCGACGACGGGGATGCTGCCGATGGCCTTATCAAGATAGCCGCCGATGGGCGTGCCTTTGAGAAGGCCCGCCGTCGCTGCGGAAAGCCCCGCAGACGTGGCAATGTCGCTGAGGCTTTTACCCTGAACTGCGCCAGAGAGCGCAGACCCGAGGCCGCTCGCTGCCATCGTCGCGCCGACCTTGCCGAGAGCTTGCCCAAGGAAGCCAGACCCCGGAAGCAAGGCGTTCATGGCGATGGGCAGCCCGATGTCGAGAGCAAGGCCGAGCGGGCCGACATCACTATCTTTGACGTCCGTCGGCCCTGAAATCCAGCGCGTGCCGCCCACGGTCCCGTCCGGGTTGATGGTGCGCTCGCCCTGCTGGATGTCCCACGCAGCCGCCGGGCCCATCGTGTCGCTCAGGTTCTGGGCGAACTTCACAGCCTGCGCGGCGGCTTCTGGCCCCTCGCCGCTGAAGAGCACGTTGCCGCTGCGGTCGGTGACGCGGATCGGGCCTCCCATGTAAGAGAACGTGTTGTCCGAACCCCAGCCAGTTTCGCTGCCTTTGTTGGTCAAAGGCGCCGCGATCTGCACGCCTTTCGGGGTTTCGGCGCTGAGAAACGCCGCCTGCGCGGCAAGCGGAAGTTCACCGAACGGCATCAGTTCTGTTCCTCAAGCATCGGATAAACTCGCATCGCCCAGTCCCGCCAATCATCGAATTGATATGGATCAGGGAGGACGCGCTGCGTAAAGGGAGACGCGCGTACAAATCCTACCGCCCAGTCTTGCCACTTGGTCTCGTCGGTCAATTTCCCGAAAGCCCAAGCGTCACTTGTCGTCAGTATAGCAGCGTCCGCCCACTGGCGCAATGTCAGGCCGATTGGGTTGACGGACATTACCCGATGACCGTGCCGTCGCCGGGCTGGACGTGCGCGAGGATGAGACCCATCTGGTAATCTCCGCCGACGGTGTTGCTCTCGAAACGGAAGCGCAGCTCGCGCCGCTCCTCCTTGAAATAGACCACCTGCTCCTGCGGCGTCTGCGGATTTTCGTAGATCGTCTTCTGCTCGCCGTTCACTTCAGGGGCGCGAGCGTTGGCGCGACCCATGACCTGAACTGTCATGTCACCAGACTGCACGAAGTCAGGCTCCATCATCAGCACCTGAATGGCCTTGTTCGTCTGAGACTGCACCGGTAGCGACAGGTCCGCCGTTTCGAAATAGCTCTGGATGGGGTTGACGGCAGTGCCATCGATCTCGTCCGTGCCGACTTCGTGGACCCAAAACTTGTACGGCTGCACGAAGGTCAAGTTGAACGTCGCGCCGCTGCCCGCGCCTCCCGTCACCGACACTGGGTTGGACGGAGTGGTCGTGTAGCTGCCCGCGTTCGACAGCGTGACGCCCGTCACACCGCCACCACCGCTGACCGTCGTGACCGTCAGTTCGACGTCGATGCTGCCGATGCCGCCAGACACGGTAAGGGTGTTGCCGACGGCGTAGCCTGTGCCCGCCGCCGCGATAGCGACGGCTGTCGCTTGGTAGTCTTGCGGCTCCACGCCAGACAGGAGCGGCTTGCGGAAGACGGCAGGGAAGATGCCCGCACCGCGACCACCGTTTGGCAACTCGGTGTCGTACCAGATGTTCTCGCGCACGTTGTACACGATAGCGTGGTTCGGCTCCGTGCTTGTACCGAGCGGGAAGCACCACCAAATTTCACCGAAGCGCGGCACCTTGAAGGCGAACACCTTCTGGCGGTACTGGTAGTTGAGATTGTCGAAGAAAAAGTTCTGGTTCATGTTGTTCTCGACCTCGCGAACGACGCCGTTGAACGACAAGAAGCGGTCAGTGCCGAGCCAGTAGAACACGCCGTCGTACTCGATGACCGACTGCGCCGACATGATCGACGTCTGCGTGCTGATTGTGTCAAACTGGAAGACTGCCGTGCCGCCGATATACGTCATGCGGACGAGGCTATCGGCCGACCAGAGAAGGCCCGAGGGGCTGTTGCCGGGGCCGCCGCGCAGCGGCATGCCGCGCACGATCTTCTGGCCCGTGACGAATGCGTTGCCTGCGCCTGAGCCGGTAAAGTCGGCTGGACTGTTCGGCACCGACCACGCAACGTAGCCGTCGTTCCCGAAGGCGACCGTGTACGGTGGCAGCGTCACGACGCCGCCAGTCACGTTGAAGTTCGCGGGGACCGCTGTGACGGGCGTCAGTGCCGACGTTCCGAGGAGGTCGCCGACGAAGAGTTGGCCGCCGTCGCTGTTGCAGATGCAGTTCAGGTTCGGCGCGACCTGCGCCACGATCTGGTTGCCGTTCGTGGTGTCGTAGCCGACGTCAAACTGCCAGAGGTTGGCGTCGTTTGCGGCGAGGGCACCCGGCGTGCGGTCGCTGATGACACTCGTGTTGTACGTGCCGTCGATATAGAAACGCTCGACCTTGTTGGCCGAGCCTGCGTGGATGTAAGTCAACAGGTTCTGAGTGTACTCGTTCAGTGTGCGCGGCAGCCCCTGAAGGAACTTGTTGATCGAGCGATAGCCGCCCATCTTGCGCGGCAGACCGCGCTGGAAGCGCACCCACTGGCCGTCCACATACTGGTCGCCCTCGAAGCGCGTACCGTCCCGCTTGATGCCGGGAAGCGATCTGATCTGGATGACGTTGTCGGCCACTATGCTGATCCTTACGTGTAGGCGAACTGAACTTGGCCGCGAGCGCCAGTGCCGGAGGTCACGCCGCCTGCGTCCGGGCCGCTTCCGCCCCCGCCGCCACCCGGCGCGGAGCCGTTGATAGTGCCGGTGTAGACGCCCCCTGACGCGCCACTCGCGCCACTGCCCCCAATGCCGTCGCCTGTGATGTCGAGGCCCGCGCCGCCCGAGGTGTTGGTGTCGCCGCCGGTAGCTGTGCCTCCCGCGCCGCCGCCCCCTGCGCTCCCACCAGCGCCGCCATTTGCGGTCAAGCTCACCGAGCCGCCAGAAACAGTGCCAGTCACTGTGGACGTCTTGCCGGTGCCCCCTGTGCCTGCGGTGCTGCGCCCGACCGTCGTGCCCCCCACGGTGTACGTCAGCGTGTTACCGCCCGTGACCGCGATAGTTTTGACGGTGCGGCCACCACCGCCACCGCCGCCCCCGAGGGTCGTCCCATTGTACCCGCCAGCGCCGCCACCGCCGTCCACGGTGATGACGACTTGCGTGGCCCCCGTAGGCACCGTTTCGGTCGCAGCGGTACCGGAAGTGTAGATGTTGGTGACAGGGGTAAACCCCGCAGCACCCAGCAGCGCCATGTGGATGCCGCTCATCAGCTCACCCCCGCGCCCGAAATGATCGCCTCGCTCGCGCCGTTGAACCAGATCGTCGCCATGCCGCGTGCGGCCAGCGTGCGGTTGCCGGTGTTGGTCGTGCCCGCCTGACGAAGCGTGAGGCTGGCGCCCTGCGTGATCGTAACCGAGGAGGCGCTGTCGTTATAGATTGAGACCGCGTCGCCAGCCGCGAAGGTCGCGTTGGGGATGGTGATGCCAGCCGAGACCGCGATGACCTTGCCGACATCGCCGGTCGTCGCCGTGCCGCTCGTGGTCGAGCGTGGGATGTTGCGGTAGCCGATGGTGACACCGTCGATGGTCGCGCCGGTCGCGACCGAGGTGACAGAGCCACTGAGCGTGATGTTGCCCGAGGTCGTGACCGTGCCGGACAGGCTGAGACCGTTGGCCGAGCCGGTGCCGCTGACCGAGGTGACCGTGCCGGTCGTCGAGCTGGTGCCCGCGCCGATGGCCGTGCGGAAGGACGCGGCGTCCAATGCGGAGATCGTATTGTCTGCGTTGAAGCGCGGGAACGTCACGGCGCTCGGGTCGGCCAGCGTAAACATTGAGGCGCCGATGGACGTCGCGCCGAGGTTCGTGCGCGCACCGCTCGCGGTGGTGGAGCCGGTGCCGCCCTGCCCGACCGACAAAGCCGTCGTGAGGCCGCTCAGTGCCGTGATGTCGCTGTTTGCGCCCGAGGCCGCTGCGGAGATCGCCGAACGCGCGCCAGCCGCCGTAGACGCGCCCGTACCGCCCTGCGCGATGCTGAGAGGCGTGGACAGGTTGCTGAGGGACGTGATGTCGCTGTTCGCGCCCGATGCCGCTGCGCCAAGGTTGAGACGGGCACCTGAAGCAGTCGCCGCGCCCGTGCCGCCTGACGCGACGGCAAGCGTGCCGCCGATAGTGAGCGTGCCCGATGTCGTGATCGGGCCGCCAGTCAGGGTGAGGCCCGTCGTGCCGCCGCTGCCCGAGACCGACGTCACGGTGCCGCTGCCTGCCGTGGACGAAATCGTGATCGAGCCACCGCCGTTGGTAATCGAGATGCCCGAGCCAGCCGTCAGCGTGCTCTTCGTCAGGGTGTTGCCCGCGCTGTTGCCGATCAGGAGCTGCCCATCGGTGTACGAGGTCTGGCCCGTGCCGCCGTTGGCGACAGGGAGAGCCGTGCCCGACAGCGAGACGGCGAGCGTGCCGCTGGTTGTGACGGGCGAGCCGGTCACGCTCAGGAACGCGGGCACCGTCATGCCGACGCTCGTTACGGAGCCGGAGCCGGTGCCGACACCGACGCCGTTGATGAACAGACCCGTCGCGTTGATGGTGCCCGTGCCCTGTGCGCCACCAGTCGGTGCGCCGATCTGGATGCCTCCAGACGCCGTCAGGGCGGTGATGTCGCTGTTGCTGCCCGACGCAGCCGCGCCAAGGTTCGTGCGCGCTCCAGCAGCCGTGGAGGAGCCTGTGCCGCCCTGTGCGACGCTCAGGGGCGTCGTCAGGCCAGTCAGCGACGTGATGTCGCTGTTCGCGCCCGAGGCCGCTGCGGCGATGGCCGTGCGCGCGGCAGCCGTCGTGGCAGCCGTGAAGACCGACGTGCCGATGCCGGTGCCGCCGAGGTTGGTCAACGCGGACGGCGCGGTCGTCGCGCCAGTGCCGCCTTGCGAGATGCCGACGACGCCAGCGAAGGCGGCAGCCGTCGTCGCGGCGATGATGTTGGTGCCATCGCAGTAGTAGATACCCGTCGTGTTCTGGGCGACAACGACAGGGGATGCGCTGCCTGCCGCAAGGACCGACAGTGTGTAGCTGCCCGTCGTGGCGTTATTGATCCAGTATTGCTGCACCGTCGCAGGCACGACGACCGTGACATTGCTCGAAAGGGCGCCTGTGAACTTATACGCGATGCGGTTCAGTTCTGAGCCTGACAGGGTATACGTGCCGCCAGTCACCGCGACCGACGTGTAATCGAAGGCGAAGACCGCCTGCTGCCCGAGGCCGATGGTGTACCACTGCACGCCGTCCGTCACGATGCTGGCGCTGTCGCCCGGCTGCAAAGTGAGCGTGCTCGCGCCGTTGATGCTTTCCGACCCTGCGGGGTCCACGACGAGATCGCCGGAGCCGCTGTTGCGCAGGTTGATAAACCAGCCGTCGGTAGCCGACACGGCGGTCGGCAGCACCAGCGTGCCGAGCGCACCCGTCCAGACGAACGTCTTGGCGCGGTCGGCAGTCGTCACCGTGACCGGCGTCGAGGAGAAGTCAACGACTTCGGCGTTCTGCGCGAGGACCGAGCCGAGCGCGACGATGCCGGGGCCAGCGAGCGCCGAGGCCTGCGCCTGCGCCGTGGCCGCACCGTACCGGAACGTGCGCCACGTCCCCGCGACGGTCGTGTTGTCCGTCAGGTAAATTTGCCACTGCTCGCCGGGGTTCATGCTCAGGATCGCGTTCCCGGCGGCGGTATCGACCGTGACGATGTTGGGGCCGAGGTTGTTGAACAGGACCGTCTGCCCGACGGAGACCTGCGTCGCGTCCGGCATGAAAATGGTGAACACGCCCGTCGGTGTGACGTCGATGATGCGCGCGACGAGATTGTTACCCGCCGTGGCCTCCAGCGGCCATTCGAGCATGGTGTCTGCGCTGAGAGTGAGCGCAAGGTACGAGACGTCGGACGGATAGATCGTCGTGCCGCCAAAGACCTGAGTGAAAGAGTTGCCGGACATTTCTATGCCTCCTTGCGCACAGAAGCGCGGTCGAGAATTTTACCGAGGTCTTCACCGTTGAGCATGGCCGCCGCGCGGTCATACATGTTCTGCCAGACCGGGATGCGCTCGTCGTTCTTGAGGAACGGTGTCGCCTCCAGCAGCGTGCCGTAGAGCAGAAGCTGCGGGGCGTACTCCGTAATCCAGTTGGTCTGGACAGCGTCGTCGAGAAGCGGCGGAAGTTCGTAATACAAGATTTCGAACGGATAATTCTGGTCCGGCGTCGGCGCGATCAGCCAGTGCGAGTAATCGTAATCGCTGTAGAAGACAGGCTCGCCTGTCTGCGTCGCATTCGGCCAGTAGGTCCGAAGGTACTCGTATACGCGCGTGAAGAGCGTCTTGCGCTCATCATTCGAGGCACCAGTGCCGATGGACATAGACACCGTGTCGCGCCAGCGATCCGGCTTATCATATACGGACTGGCCCGCGATCAGCGTGCCGGTGACCACGTTGATGAAGCCTTCGACCTTCAGCTCGCGGGCGATGCGGCGCTCGGCGAGATTGATCAGGCGCGGGATTTGCTCGTAGACGACGGCGTCGGACGCCATCGTGGCACCGCGCTCAAGATAGCGGCGGACGTCCTGCTTGAGCGTCTCGAATGTCATCGTCGTGGCCATACCGAACCTCTATACTCGCTTTTTGGCTGTTTGGACAGAAACACTTTGCATGCCTGCGTCAGTGCCGTCGAAAACGCATTCAGCCCGAAAATAGGCTTTGCCGTTGATGACTTCGACCAACTCGGGAGGCAGCAGCATTCGATCCTTGAAATTCAGGACCGCAAATCCGGATGTGTGAGGAGAGGGGTTGTTCTCGGAATAGTCAAACTGCGGGCCATGCGGGTTCGCAAGCGTGCCCGTGTCAACACCATACCGACGCCCGTTATAGTCGGCCCATGGCGTCACGGCGAGGCGGTGAAGGTGTCCCGTGACGATGGAGCGGCCAGACTTCAGGGTGTTATTGTAGGTCGCGTGGATGCCGTTGTGATAGCGATGTTTAACCATCACATTTTCGTTAATCATCGTTGACCACGTAAAATCCCAGCGATCAAACTTGTCGTCGAGGCGGCTGACGACACCCTCGTATTCCGCCGCGTTCATGCACAGCGCCCGGTCAAATCGCGCGTCGTGGTTCCCGACGTTCCAAATCTTGCGACACCCCTTCGGTAGAACATCTTCGATCTCGGCCAGTCGATCTTGGCAAATTTCGAGTTCTTCCTTCACCGTCGGCAGATCGCTCCACCCAAGCGGTGCGTGACGGCTGACCCTCGCGCCGTCAAACATGTCGCCATTCGCGAACACCGCGCGAGGCTTGAGGGCCTTAATCAGCAGCAGAAGCGCCTCATTCGCGACCGTACGTTCCTGATTGGGCCACCAGTGCGCGTCCGAAAAAGCGATGACGCAGCCAGTGTCAACATCGAGATCGAGCTGCCGCGTATATGCGCGACCCACGTCATCGCTGGACCACTTGGTCGTGGTGCGATTGTTGGGCGGCGTGCTTTTCAGGACGACGCCCCTATTCGCCAAATCCACCCTGCGCTGGTAGACGCGGCGCTCGGATGTGTTGAGCAGAGCCGCGACCTTTTTTGGGCTGCCATTCGCGCGCTGCCACGCGGTGATGAACTCGTCATCGGTGAAAATTTGAGCGGGCATTTGTATCTCCAGTGTGTCAGCGCACGCGCAAAGATTTGCGCCACGCGTCCACCGCCAGCCGGTGCCGGACGGCGCAGTCCGCGTATTTTGAAATCAGTTCGCCCTCCCAGATCGCCCGATCAGGGTCGTTCAGTGGGTTCGGCGGAGTTGCGAGAGGCGGGCACGGCGCTGACAGGTTGGCCGGAGGCTCCGGCATTGGCTGCACTGACACCACCTTCGAGCACCCTGCGAACAGCATCGGGAGCAGCGCAATCGGCAGGAGCCGCAGGCGCCGTCCTGTAAATTTCACGGATGGTGTTGGTCCGTTCGACGGTGCCAATGTCGTTGCTGGCGCGGGTCTCTTCGTAAATTTGGGAGACATCATCAACCACCTCTTGCTTTTTGGTTTTGGCCTTGAGGGCCTTGTCCGTAGCACTTGCGTACGCCGCATTGCAGCGCCATGCGCGAACGGTCCACCCGACCGTCAGCCCCGCTGCGAAGACCGCCAGTGCGATGTAGATAGCAAACGTCCTACTCAGCCCCATTGATCTTCCCCCATTCCCGAACTGCAAACGCGGTAGCGCAAGCTGCAATCGTCGCCGCAAAGTCGGTCATATTGATAGGTTCGCCGCTGATCGCGGGAAGAATGACTGCGTTCAGCACGACGCCACCCGCGATCCCAATGCAGGTAATCGGGCGCCACCACAGTCGGATAAAGCGCCGCGTTTTCTCTTCGAAGGCACCGAGCATTGTCACTTGATACCCTCTTTTGCCATCTTTTTGGCCGTCCGCTCAACTTCATCGACGCGGCGCAGCCAGCCGCGACCGAATGTCGGGAACGTCGGAAGCTGGCGATAGTACGAGCGGCGCGCCTCTTGGAACTGCTCGATCAGGGCGACCGTGCCGACGGTTGCGCGTTTGGTTTCGACCGCCTGCACTGTGGCTGGCCCGACGACGCCGTCAGGCGTGGCTCCCACGAGCCTCTGTAGATACCGTCCAGATCGGCTGGTTCCGGCGTTCACGCCGAAGTCAAAAACGCACAGATCAAGGCCCGTCGGGAGCGCGTCGCAACGCAGCACGTCCCAATACTTCTTCTTGTACAGCGGGCCGACAAGTTCGGGCGTGAGTTTGCGCATGATCGCTTCGTTCACAGGATGCCCGACCCACCCCTCGTATGTCTCGCGCGTGACGCCAAGGTTCGTCATCCCACCCGGATCAGCCGGATGGTTAACGAAACCACCTTCATGGTGCAGAAGTTCCTTCAAGCTGGGCTTGAAGTTGGCGGCTGTCACTGCTTGTCTTCCTTGCGGTCGAGGCGTTTGAAGAGCGTGCCGATATTGGTGTCGATCTTGTCGAAGCCCGCGTGCATGTCATCCTTCAAGTCGCGGATCGCATCCTTGAAATCGTCCTTAGAGACGTACGTAAGAGGCATCGTTCTCACGTCGCTGTCGAGCCGGTCAATGGCCGTGTAAATTCGGTTGAGCGTCCAACCTCCGAAGAAACCAGCGACGCACACCGCGACGTTGAACAACACCTGAAAGTCCATTTCACCCACCCTTACTTCAGATTGCGCAGTTTGTAGATCGTCGAAAGGTACACGCCTGTCAGACTGTCGATCAAGTTTGCGACAGCACGATTACCCTTACAGATGTCCTCGTGGTTTTCTTCGATCCAGTCGGCGTCGGCCTGCAAGAGCTTCAGAATATCGTTCTTCGGAGCTTCAGGCGCAGGAATGCTGCCGATGAGATCGAAGGCGCCCTGATAGGCCTCAACGAGATCGTCAATTGCCTCGATGACTTCTTCGTAAAAGCTCCCAAGAGCCATGTGGCGGGAGAAACTGCCTGTGCCTGTCGCGCGCCAGTGCTCGTAGTGGGCGACGTTGCGCGCGTAAAAGACACGGCTGATGAGTTGCTCGATCATTATGCGCTCCACGGAAGCGGCGGCGTGATCACCGGAGGATTGATCTGGTCTGCAATCTGCTGCGCGACGTTGGCTTCGTAAGCGGCAACCTGCTCTTCGCCCATCGCGCCCTGCACCCAGCCGATGACCTGCGCCTCAGTGAGAGCGGCATAGGGCGTGAACGGCGCAGCCGGGTCGAGCGACACAGACTGCGTGCCGTAGACGGAGCCAGCGTACGTGCCGTCCGTGCCGGAGAGCAGCCAATGTACCATGAAGACCACATCGGTTTCGCCATCGGCTTCGGGGTAGGCGTCCATCTGCACGACGGCCCAAGTGTACGTGGTAGGCATATCAGTTTCTCCTTTAAGCTGAGGTAATCGTCTGCCACGCCGCACCAGTGTAGAGGCACAGCTTGCCAAGCGTGGTGTCGAAGACAACGGTGCCAGCCGCAGGCGTGATCGCGTTTTTCTGCGTCGTCGTCATGTTCGGGAAGCGCACGCCCTTTGTGGTGGACTGTACATCAAGGATGGTGCCAGTCCCCGGCGAAGTTGTCCCGATGCTGAGATTGCCGCTGGCACTGAGGCGCATTGTCTCAACAAAGGTCGAGCCGCTGTTGTAACCAAAGCGAATTGCATTGGTGGCATAGGCGGACAGAACAGAGACACCTGAGGTGTCAACACCGATTTGGGTTCCACCCGCATCGTTTCCGGTAGTGGAGTAGATAGCCCCTGTTGACGTGTTGACGTGCAGCTTACTAACCGGAGAACTCGTCCCGATCCCGACGTTGCCGCTGCTGTCGATGCGCATGCGCTCAGTGGAGTTGGTGCCGAATGTAAGAGAATAGGCCCCCAGTGACGTGAGGCGCGCTTCGCCCGATGGATTGTCCCATGACAGGAGTGTACCAAAAGCGTTGCTTGAGGAGCCAACACGCAGTGCGTTGCTCGCGTTAGTGCGGACATCCAGCGTGTAGCTAGGCGCAGTCGTCCCAATCCCGACGTTGCCCGCTGAGGTGATCCGCATTTTCTCAGCGACCGTGCCATCAAGCGACGTGTAGAAGCGCAGGCCAGCATCTTGCGTCGATGCGGTCGTGTTCCATGCGTCTTCGCCGTCAGCCGTGATGCGCGCCATTTCGGCGAGCGATCCACCAGTCAGGTTTGATTGGAAGCTGACGCCTGCACCGTAGCCGCCAGTCCTCCCCTGCAAGACCATCGTGTACTGACCTGTGACCGCGCTGTCATAAAAGACGTGCAGGGGGCGCTGTGGTGTCGTGGTTGCGATCCCCACGTTGCCGCTGGTATCGAGGGTGACCCGCTCCACGCCAGCGGTCATGATGCCAAGGCTGTGCGAGGTGGTCGTTCCGATCAGCGCGCTGCCCGATGCCTGCGACTGCATTCGGATCGTGCGAGTTCCGTTTGTCGCCTCAACCAAACCACCATTTGTGGGGTTGCTGACAGTGAGGCTGGTGTACCCGCCGAAGGATGAGGGGCTGGTCGTTCCGATCCCGACGTTGCCGCTGCTGTCGATGCGGGCGCGTTCGGAGCCATTGGTGTAGAACGTCGTGTACCCACCAAATGCCGTGAACCCAGAGGTGAGGCGCGTTTCACCCGAGGATGCCTCCGCCTTGAGGCTGGCAAACTCGGTGCTGTCCGAGGCCATGACGAAGCCGCGCAGGGTTGCACTCGACGCGCTTGCGAGTGCGGAGCGGACGTTTCCGCCAAAAACCTCCAGCTTAGAGTTGGGCGAACTCGTCCCGACCCCGACGTTGCCCGAGGCGAGAATGCGCATCCGCTCTGTGGAGGCAGTGTAAAACTGGAACGTATTCGCGTACTTGAGGCAATCGACGTAGGCCGAACTGGCGTCGTTGACGGCCAGATACGTCGCGGCAGCGCCCGAGAACGAAAACAGATGGTTCACGTCGGTCGTAGGGCGAACGTGCAGCTTCGCGCTCGGCGAACTCGTACCGATGCCGACGTTCGTGCCGTTGTCGTACACAACAGACGCGCTGACCGCCGACGCGCCATTGCCCTTGACCAAATAGCCCGAGGTGAGCGTCGTCGCTCCGGTGCCACCGTTGGCGACGCCCAGCGTTCCCGCCAGCGTGATCGTGCCGGACGTCGTGATCGGCGAGCCGGTGAATGTCAGCCCGGTCGTACCCCCGGAAGCTGCGACAGATGTCACCGTGCCGGTGTACTGGTCCGTCGCATTGATCGTGATGGAGCCTGCGCCGTTGGTGATGCTGATGTTCGTTCCTGCCGTCAACGTCGCCTTTGTCAGCGTGTTGCCGGTAGTGTTACCGATCAGGAGCTGGCCGTTGGTGTAGCTAGTCTGGCCTGTGCCGCCATTGGCGACGTTGAGCGTGCCGCCGAGCGTGATTGCACCCGTCGTCGCGCTGGAGGGCGTGAGGCCGGTCGTGCCGCCGCTGAAAGACGTCACAGCCGTGGACGTCAGCGCGACGTTGCGCCAGTAGCCGAGCGAGCTGCTGTACTGCAAAAGGTCGTTGTTCGCGACGCTCGTGATCTGCACGTTGCTGTCGGTGCCGCCGAGGACCGAGCCGTGATTGACCTCGACCTGAATGGACCCCGAGCCGCCGCTGCCCGCCTTGATGAGGATGCCGACCTGCACCTTGATGTTCGGCGCAACCGGCTTGACGTTGGTCGGGTTGCCGGTGACTGGGTTGTACCAGATGACGTCGCCGTCAGCCCAGACCTCGCCGTACGCGGTGCCGTTGGTCGTGATGCCATGGACGATGCCGAACGACGTCACGCGGCCGAAGCCGTTGAGCGCGATGTTTTCCGTCGCCACCCCGACGATCATGTTGCCGTCAGTGATCCCCGCGACCGTCGGGGCGAAGGTGATGACGCCCGACGCGCCGACAGTGCCCGTCTGGTAGACGATCTGGAGGGGGCTGTCAGTGATGGCCGCAGACGCCTTGCCGTAGACGAACAGCTCTTCGCCGATCTGCTGCGTGATGTTCCCGCCGCCCATGCCCATGTTGAGCGAGCCGGTGGTCTGGTCGTACCACATGCGGCCCGCAGCCAGCGTGGTGCCTGAGCCGTTTCCGAACTGGATGTATGTCGGCGAGCCGATAGAGCCGGTGATGCCCGACATCGACGTGATGTCGCTGTTCGCCCCAGAGGCCGCAGCGCCGAGGTTCGTGCGCGCACCGGCAGCCGTCGTCGCCCCTGTGCCGCCGTTCGCCACCACAAGGGTGCCACCCAGCGTCAGGGTGCCGGACGTCGTGATCGGGCCACCCGTGAACGTCAGGCCGGTGGTGTTGCCCGAGACATTGACAGACGTCACGGTGCCGCTGCCAGTGCCTGCACCGATGGCCGTGCGGAAGGAGGCCGCGTCGAGCGCGCTGACCGTGTTGTCGGCATTGATGCGCGGGAAAGTGATGGCCGATGGGTTGGTCAGCGTGAAGAAGTTGCCGCCGACGGTGGTCGCACCGAGGGACGTGCGGCCCGTTGCCGCAACGAGACCCGTCGCACCGCCGTCCCACTTCAAGCGGTCGGTGTAGGCCGTGTCCCAGTTGGCTTGACTTGCCGTCGTGGGGATGGAGTACCCGCTCTGGAGCGACACGGCCAACGTGCCGCTAGTCGTGATGGGCGAGCCTGTGACCTGCAAGCCTGTCGGCACAGTCATGGCGACAGACGTCACGGTGCCGCCGTATGCGTCCGTCGAGGTGATCGTAAAATTAGGGTATGTGCCGGTGACGGTGGTCGTCCCCGCGCCCGTCAGCGAGACGATCTGATCCGGGGCGGTGTTGGTGACCGTAATCGACCCTGCCGTCGTGATCGGGCCGCCAGCCACGCTAATTCCAGTGCCAGCCGTCAGGTTGACGCTCGTCACGGTGCCGGTGCCTGTGATCGTCTGCCAGTACGGGGCGCCGACGCCGCCCGCCGACGTCAGCACCTGCCCAGCGTTGCCTGCTGTCGGCGTCAGATACAGCTTGTCGCTGCTCGAATAGGCTACGGCACCGACAACGGGAGACAGAGCGTTGCCGGTGCCGCCACGGGCCAAGGGGAGCACGCCTTGGGTCTCCGTGATGTCGGACAGATCGACGGCGGGGTGAACGTGGTCGTCCCGCGCTGCCTGTGTGCCTGACCCTGCGGTGGCAACGCCCAGCGGTTGCGGCGTCGCGCTCGAGAAATTGATAGAAAGCGTGCGGTTGGTGCTCAGGTCGCCGCCACCCGACAGGCCGGTGCCTGCGGTGATGGTGCGCGACGTTGGAACGTACTGCGGCAGCACAATTGGCGTCGAGACGACGCTGGTGACGCGGCCGGTATCGTCCACCGTGATCGCTGGGACGTTAAGCGCATTGCCGTAAGTACCCGCCACGACGCCGCTTTTATTGAGTTGGGCGTACCCGACGCCCTCATTCGCGATGTAGATCGTCCGGTCCTGCGTGAGGTTGCCGCCACCTGCGAGACCGACGCCTGTATTGATCGACCGCGTCGGCGGCACCGCGCTTGTCGCCGCGATCTGGGCGAACTGAACCTTGTACGTGCGGCCCTCAAGGACATAGGGGAAAAAGCCCAACTGGCTCGTGCCGTCGTACTCAGGCAGCCCAGTGATCTTGGTCGGGATGAGATTTGTAGGAACGCTCACAGTTCTTCATCCTCGAAGAAAATGATGAAATCGTCGTTGTCCTCGGTGATGAGAAACTGGTCTTCGTTCTGCGCGATGACGCCCGCAGGGTTGGTGGGGATTGGTACGTCTGGGCGCGAAAACGGGAGGCCGATGTTGTCCGGCTGCCGCGCAGGAAGCCGGTACGGATCGAAATGGTCCTTGTCTTTGTCGCACACGCGCAGGCCGGGGTAATTCGGGTCCGGCTGGAGCAGGTCGAGCGGGAACTTGCGGCTACAGCGCGAGCAGATGCCGATCCCGAGCGAGGTGCGCCCGCGCGTATTGAGATACAGCGGCATCAGTCGAGCGCCACATCTGGACGCGGGTAGCGCAGGGCGATTTGCTCGCCCTCGCGCACCGGAAGTCGCCACGGGTCGTACTCGTCGAGGTCGTCGCGGCACACCTTCAGGCCGGGGTTGTTGCGGTCGCTCCACAGTTCCTCGAGCGGAAACTTCCGCTTGCACCTGTCGCACAGGCCAACCGCCAGCCACTGCTTGCCGCGTGTGTCGAGATAGCCCTCAACCGGCATCAGCGGGTGTACATCGAGATGTTGGGCGCGATCATGATCGGGCTGTTGTCCTGCTCTTCCTGTTGCGCGTAATAGAGGGCTTCTGTGGCCTTCTGGTCGAGCATCGGAATGAGCTGCGCATCGACTTCGACGTACTCCATTGCGAGCCGTGCCGCGAGCATGGCGACGATAGCTTCGTACCAACGCTGCGGCACCTCAATCTGCTGCGTCATGCTGCCGACGTCCATGATGTAGCGCTGACGCCAGAGGACGATCTGGTAAAGTTCGGCCTGCTCGTTCGGGACCGGCCAGAGGTGCATGATCGGCTGCTGAACCTGTCGGTCAAACCAATACTGCAACGGCCTGTTCGACTGGAAGCTCTTGTTCGGCAGGTTCGTGTAATCGTCCCTGTTCATCCGCGCGAGCGGGATTTCCGTCGGCGTGTTTCCGAGGTAAATCTGACTGAAACCGAGGGTGCCGCTGGTTGCCCGCACGCGGAAGTACCGTGAGGCTACGCTGCTTTCGAGATCGAACCAAGTCCACTGCCCCGCTGTTGCTGAAGGGGTTTCAGTTTGCACGGTCTCCCAAATGACGTTGTCATCGCTCCGCTCAAGCACCAGCGGCACGGATGCAGCCGCCCAGAGGACGCCAACCGTCGTCACGAACGCTGGAGACGTGAAGTCCACCTCGCGGTACGTCGCCGTGTCGTAATTGATGCCGGTGACCTGTTGCAGCCAGCGCAGGTTGCTGTTGAGGACGTCGAGGGTGCCGACATCGAGTGTGATGTCGCCCACGCCGTTATACAGCGGGTAGATTTGCTTTTCGATGCACCAGAGTTGAATGCCGCGATTGGAGAGGCTCGACAGCAAGAGGTAGAGCTGATCGTTCGCGATGTCGAGATGCTCGGCACTGATCTGCTGCGCAGTCAGTTTGCACCGCCGCACGGCGTTGTCGATCACCTTGCGGGTGTTGAAAACAGTCTGAGATACGGTGCCGCTATAGGCCATAAGATGTTGCTCGCTTGGTCATCGCAGCAGCTCGCCACTTGAGGCGAACATCTCTGGCGCGGGTCTTATACAGGATCGGGCGGTCGGCATCAAGCCAACCGCCCACCCCCGTTCAGCATTTGCCGCCTTTGCCTTTCGGCATCGCGGACAGGCCGCCCTTTTTCAACGGAATGCTCAGGCTGGACGCAGGACCGTAGCCCTTCGCCTCAACCAGCGGGCGCTTCGGCGCGACGGGAACTGCCTTCGGCGGCAGCTTTTTCGCGGGCACGTTAATGCGCTCCTTGGACATGCGCTCGCGCGCCATGCGGACACCCTTGGCACCCTGCGCCATCTCATCCTTCGACATGCGCGACATCAGGACGTCGTCAGCTTCGACCGAGCCGCCGCCACCCTTTTTCATCGGCACCTTGGCACCGGCCTTGCGCGCCTCGCTCAAGGCGATGGCGACGGCCTGCTTCGGGTTGGTGACTTCGGGGCCTTTCTTCGAGCCGCTGTGCAGCTTGCCGGACTTGAACTCGCCCATGACCTTGGCGATCTTGGCTGCGCCCTTGACGCTGCCGCCCTTGGCGTAGCCGTCACAGGCTCCGCCCTTCATGTACTGCGTTTTCGTGCTGTTCTTGAAACCGTCCATGTCACTTACCTTTCTTGCGCGCGACAGCCATATTATCGACGAGATTTGGATAGGGTCGGCCAGCGGCTTCAGCACGACGCTTGGCTGCGGCTTTCTTTTTGACGGAGAGGCTCTTCGGCTTCCCGAGGTCTTTGGGGCGCTTCTTGCCCCAGACGGGCTTCACAGCGAGGCCGCCTCGCGCCTTATGAATATCTTTTTCGCGGGGATCAAATGTCCCACGATTTCCGATTGCGGATTTAATTTGGGTAGGGTCGCGCAGCACGACGAAAACATCGTCATCGCCCAAAATGACGCCATCATGTCCCTTAGCACGCAGTTGATCGAACAGCATGCCTTGGCCTCGCTTGTAGTTCTGCCCGGCGAGGCTCATCACGTGCTCGTGCATATCACTAGGATTGGGGTATCGCATGGGGTTTTGGATGTTCAGATACGCGGGCATCACACGTGAAGCGCGATTAGTTTCTTTCATCGACCACGGATTTGGACCAGTTGGGTCTCGTTTCCAATCCATGCTATCATTTTGAAGTGCGTACGCTGAAGCCTCCTTCGGATCGGCAGCGAACCAAGTGCCATTCCGAGGTACCCGAAACGCCGTAAAATCTTTGTCCTTCGATGTACCGGTATACACGCGCCGAGGCGCACTCCCCTCGCGGACAACACTTTTTGCGGCAAACAAATCACGATTGGCGAGACGTTCTGCGGCATCTGCAACCCAGTCAATCACTGCTTTTGCAACACGTGCGCGCGGACTTGGCATGTCAACAGTCCCACTTGCGGAGCGACAGGGCCTTGCGGGTTGGACGGCCCTTCTCATCCTTCATCGGTCCCGGCATTCCACTCATCCGCGCGCAAAATGACTTGCGGCGTGCGGCGGCCTTGGGCGATTTCTTCGCCTGCTTGGCCGAGACCGGAGGCTTGATGTCGTGGCCTTGGGCGCGCAAGGAGGCTCGGCCCTTAGCGTTCAAGCCGCCTTCGGGGTTCTGGCCTTCCTTGCGCGTCCACGCGCCCCCGCCTTCTGCCATGGCGAGGCCGCCTTTGGCGCGTGGCTTGCCGACCATGTCGCGCATGTACGTGTTGCGGGCGCTGACAAACTCTTCCTCACGCAAATGTCGGTCAGGATCGTTACTCAGCGACGTGGCGAGGCCGCCCTCTTGGAAGCGGCGCGTGTACGAGGCCGTCAAGCCGTTGTTCTGGGGCTGGTAGTTCAGGCCGAAACTCTGGTTCGGCTGCGTGTACTGCGCGGAAAAGTTCTGCGGCGTGAGGCCCCGCGTCTGCATGCCGAGCTGCATTTGGTTCTGGCCCATAGGCACCTGCGCGCCGACGTGCATGCCCTGTGGCATAATCTGGGCATTGACCTGCGGTCGCGGCTGCTGCGCTGGCATCGGACGCACGTTCATGCCCAGCACGTCCTGCATGTCACGCTGGGCGCGCTGGAGCGTCTCGCTGAATGCCGAGGGGCCGTACGCGCTAGGCATCAGTCGGCGTAGGATTTCACCATCTCGAGCACGATGGAGTACGTGTCCCCAGCCGATGCGCCGATGGTGGTGAACAGGATGTTGCCGGTCTTGCCGGTGCCTGCGTTGTTCGGAAGCTGGATGCGCTTGCCGTGGTCAAAAGTGTACATGCCCGGCGCGAGGATCACGGCCGGAACGTCGGTGTCAGCGTCCCAGAGGAGCGAAACGGACATGCCGTTGATCGAGGCGTGGATGCGGTCGAGTGTGACCCCGTCACAAGCCTTGTTGAAGGAACTCTTCGCGAGAGCGGAAACATCGACCTTGAGCACAGCGGTTTCGCCAGTGCCGTCAGAAATGTTCGTGAATTTCATGACGGCTTCGCGCTCACCGTCGAAGATCGTCTGGGAGGTAACTGCGTCAGCCATCGTATTGTCCTCTAAAACTAGGGGCTGCCTTTCGACCGGGAACTCCCAATCCAGCCAGCAGCCCCTAGCCTATATCACTTTTTCAGCGATCAGTCATCGGCCGTTGTCTGCACGTACAGGTACGTGACGCGGACCTGACCAGCCGTGGGCTGGCCAACAGACGTGACCGTGGCGACCACCGTCGTGTTCGTGCCGATGCCGTCCATGGCGGCAAGCTGCGCGGCGGAATAGCCGTTCGACTTGCGGCCAGTCGTCTTGACGTTGACGCCGCTGACGTACTCGGTGCCACCGGAAGTGGTGCCGACCGAGAGGGTCGCGGAGGTCGCGCTGTTGTAGGCCGTGAGGCCGTCAACAACGATGTCAACGATCTGGGACTGCGCGGGCAGATACGTGGTGGCGTTCTGGACCAGCGTCGCATCGAAGTTGATGAGGACCGTCTGCGAGAGGACGGCGAGGCCGATATTCGGGCCGCCGCTTTCGCCTGCGTTCTTGTCACCGGATGCGAGCGGGCCGCTCCATGTCGTCTGAGACATCTGTTTTCTCCTGATGAAGAAGGGAGGGGGCCGAAGCCCCCATCCCGGTTAGATGCCAGCCGTGCCGTACACGCCGCGCGGGTCGGTCCAGCCGAACGCGTAACGCTCGGTGGCCTTGTAGCGCATGCTGTCGGTTTCGAAGTCACCTTCCATCGACTTCTCGAGGCCGCGACGCATCGCGAGCTTGAGGCCTTCCGGCGCGTCCGTCTGGACCCACCATGCGGTCGTCGAGGTGATACGCGACAGGTTGGCCTGACCATCGTCCAGCAGCCCCATCGACTTGACGGGGTTGATGTCGTTGTTCGCGGTGCCTGCGCGCAGGGCGCTCTTCAGCAGAACCTCGGCTTGGAAGACGTTGCTGGGGCCAGAAACGATCTTCTTCGGCGTCAGACGAATGCGCTTGCCGTTGTTGTCGACGGCGTTGCGGATTTGAATGAGGAGCTGCTCAAGCGACGTCTGCGAAAGGTTCGCAGCGGTCGAGAGCTGGTTGGAGAAGGTGCCGGTGGCAATCGGGTGATCCGTCGCGACGAGCGACTTGCCGTCGCCCCCTGCATACGCGCTGTTGAAGGCGCGGTTGAGGATGTTCGCACCAAGGGTTTCCTTGGTTTCGATCAGCGACTGCGCGAGGTGACGCGCGTAGGTCTGACCGATACGGATGTGATCGCCGTCTTCGACGAGGACCTTCGTCAGCGCGAATGCAAGGCCGTAGACCTTGTAGACGTAGCGCTGAATGAAGAGCACGCCACCAGACTGGTATGTGACCGGCATGCCGTCCGGCAGTTCCGGTGCAGCACCGAAGCCGAACAGGACAGGCTCTTCGTGGTAGTTCCGGGGGATGCCCTTGAACTCCTTGAAGACCTGCGACCATTCGTCAGCACGCTGATCGTAGATGCCGTTGAACTCCTCGTTGAGGATCGGTTCAACGATGGCGCGGAAATCAGTACTCCGCATTGGGGTAGCCATGTGTCAGCCCTCCTTAGTATGCGGCCACGTCAGCGACGTTCTGATGTTCGCTGATCTGGACCTGAGCGATGACGTAGTTATCGCCCCAGTTGTTGTCGGGACCGGGCGTGATGCCGATCAGGCGGAGGCTTGCGTTCGCAGCAGCCGAAGCGACGTCCAGCATCATCTGGCTGATGCCGACCACAGTCGAGCCAGTGCCGACGGTGGTGAAGTCGTACTGCTTGCCGATGTCGGTCACGTTCAGGGCAGCGTTGCTCTGGATTTCGTAAACGATGGTCGGGTCAAGCGTGACGTACGCAACGATGTCGGTCGCTGCGGTCGATGCGGTCCACTTGTTGGAAACGCGACGGCGACCGTCCGTGTCCGTGAACTCAACGCCTTGGAAGGTGCCGATGAAGCGGTCGCCGATGGCGGCCACACCGATGGTGCCTTCGCCGGTCGAAGACGGAATGATCTTGACCGGCTGGTTCTGGAAAATGTTCGACGCGTAGCCCGTGAGGATCGAGTAAGCGGTGGGGCGAACCACACCACTCGGCGAGTAAACGGGGCGGAGGCCGAACGGCTGGGAAACCGAAGACATAGCCTTATACCTCTTGTTGGTTGGACGACCCCGCTACCACTCCTGTGGCGCGCGGGGGTTGAACGAACGCATTTCCGCCATTCCGTCGCCCTCAAACATGGTGGTGCCCGCACGCTCAGCCTGTTCGCGCATAATCTCCGCGACTTCGGCGAGCTTGTCCTCTTCCCTCAACGGAGCGTCGTGGTGAGCTTCCTGCATGAACCTGTTGTAGAGGCTCAAGGGCAGCTTAAACGCCAGCATCTCGTTGACCCCGATGAAGCCCTGCCATTCGCCAGTCTTGATCGAGGCGTACTCCATCCCCGGAATTTCTTCCGGCCGCACCGGCTCGTAACCGAGCTGCATACGGCGGTGGATGGGGTCACGCGGATTTTGCGTGGTCAACCAGCACATGTGATATCCGGGCAGTTCCGGCAAATCAGGAAGTGCGTCATTGAAAAGTTGGTTCCTGAACATCTCAAGCCGGTCGTCTTCGCTCAAGGCACGGTCCTCGGTCACGTTGCGATCCTCAGACCGGCGCGTGTCGCGCCGAGCAGCAATGTCAATGTCCAGCTTCTTCAAGCGTGTATCTTCAGTAGCATTCGTCATGTTGTCTCACTCCTTAATCAGCGAGCCGAACCATTGTCATACGACTGATACGCCTTCAGATAGCGTTGGCGAAGCGCGGGGTCATCCCACACTCCAGCATCAATCATAGCCTGTTTCCGCTCAGGTGTCACGTAGATTTCTTTCTTGGTGCTAACCGGCGCGTGCTCCCGCGTATTTCCGGTCGGCGGGGCCTTGCGTTTCGGACGCGCAGCGGGGGCGGGTTCGTCGCCACCAATCGCATCCGCGACGCGTGCCGTCAGCTCCTCCCAATACTCGCGCGTGGCAGGGTTGTAGCCCTCGCGCGCAAGCTCATTGTCGATGCCCTTCGTCAGCGCGCTGTCGCGGTCGCCGCCCTGCGGGTCGTACCACGGGTTGGCGTCCATCCACTGCTTGGCGTAGTTGACGACAGCCGGATCGACGCGCGGCTGCGTCGCCTGCTGCCGGGCTTGCTCAAACTGCTGCTTGGCCGCCTGAAGCTGCTGCGCGTTGGCAATCGCCTGATCGCGGAGGCGCATGGCCGCGACGACGTCGTCGCCGTTGCCCTGCTCCGTCGCCTTGGCGATGATGTGCTCCGCCTGCTGAACCTCGTTCACCGCCTGCGCGAGACGCTGGTCGAGGGTCTGGGCGTTGCTGTTGGCCGTGTGCGTCTCGATTGCCGAAACGCGGCGGGCCAGATCGGCGTTGATCTGGCGCAGCATCTCGATCTCACGCTGGGCGTTTTCCTTGGCGCGCTTCTGCACCTCGCGACGCTTCTGGCGCCGCTTGCGATTGGCGGAGACTTCCTCGTCGTGGTCGTCGTCGCTTTCGGCGAGACGCTCGTCGCCCTCGTCCTCTTCCTCCTCGGTCTCTTCGGCTTCTTCAGGCTCGTTGCCTGCCTCCGCCTCAGCTTCCGGTGCGGTTTCGACGGGGATCAGCTCGTCGTCGTCTTGTTCAGTCAGTTGGTTCTGGTCACTCATAACCGGCTCCCTTTAGTAGCCTTATCGACTAGATGAACGCCTTCATGGCGAGCGGATCGCCCGTCACTTTGCCGATCAAGTCGAGGTCGTTGAAAATGACGACAAGAGCTTCGTCTTGGCCGTCAGCGGTTTTGACAGTCCAGCGGTCGCCGCCGTACTTGGGCACGCGGACGAAGTCGCCCACGGTACACCACGACCCCTCGGGCCACGGCTCGCCTGTCGTGCGGTTGTGGAACGCCAGTTCGCCCACGCCAATCACCTTCGCGATTTGCGTGTTCCACGCGTCGGTCTCACGCGTGTCGGAGGTCAGGATGATCCCGCCCTTCGTCTTCTGCTTCGGCGTCCTGATCTGGCACAGGACGCGGCTGCCAAATGGCGTGACGCCCGGATCGCAAGGCGGGAACGCCTCGTCCGCGTTGTCATAGCCAAACTCAACCTTGTTACCAAGTTCCTGCATGTGTGCTCCTTTCGCAGGGTTAGAGGTTGAAGTCTTTGCGCTCCCTCTCGGCCACGAGGTCGATCAGGGTGCGCTTTGCATGCTCGAGGCCCGCGTACATGCCGACGGCCTGCCCATACGCGAAGGGGTCGCGTCCAGCAGGCTGCGACAGCGCTTCATGAGCAAACTTTGCTTGCTCTGCCTCCAAGCGCTGAAGCAGGGTCTCTATCCTCATGCGGGGGTCTTTTTACCGCCCGACACTTCGGTTTTCGGCTGCATGCCCATCTTCATGAGCTTGTGCATGTTGGTGTTTTCCGCGTTGATCGGGCCGGTGCTCTTGCCCTTGCTCAACACGGCGTCGTTCTTGGTCGCCATTGGTCCAGTCCTTTACGGGTTGGGGTTAATCCCAGTGCCGGTTGACACTGCGATCTTTTCGCCCGACGCGATTTCCGCCGAGGCGAGGTCAATCGCCGTGCGGTTGTCGTCGGTGTTCATGGCCATGCGCGCTTGCAGCTCGGCGGCCTTGCGCGCGTCCTCGGCCTGCTGGCGCTGCGCCTCGATGGCGATGCGCGCTTGCAGCTCGGCCGCGTCGATCCGGCTGTCCTGCTGGCTGTCCTGCGCCTGAAGCTGGAGCCGTTGCTGCTCGAGTTGCGTCTGCTGCTCGTCGCGCCGCGCCTGCACCTGAAGTTTCTGCCCCTCGAGCGCGACGCGCGGGTCTTGCATGGGCTGCGGTGCAAACTGCTGCATGACCTGCTGCGCCTGCTGGATGACTGGGGGCAGCGCGCCGAAGACGTCGTTGCCACCCTGCACGACGACCGCGCCAGCCTCGGCAAGCATCTGGTCGAGGCTCTTGCGGCTCTCGGCGTCCTTGCCCAGTTCCTTCATGATGTCGCCAAGATCGTCGCCGAGCGCCTCGTTCGACACCTCGAAGACGCTCGCCGCGTACCAGAGCGCGATGTGTTCCTTGAGGTGGTTCAGGATCACGGGGATGAACGTGGGGGCGATCAGGGGCGACATGCCGAAGTTCGGCGACAGCAGGTAGGCAAGGTGCGTCTTGATGTGCGCGATGTGGTCCTGATCGGGGAAGGCCGTGATCGGTCGGCCGAGCGTCGCGGCGACGTTCTCGTTGACCGCGTTCTGCTCCTTCGGCTCCATGGCCGGAGCGAGCAGTTCCTTGTAGTTCGGGACTTTCAGCGTCTCGAGCAGCCGCTCCTCGACCTTGCGCGGGTTGTAGAGCTGCGGCATCGCGGCCGCGCGCTGGGCGACGGCCTGCACCTGCGCGAAGCGCTGCGCCTCGGAGAAGATGTTCGGGTCCGACACCGGCACGACGTCGAGCGGGCCGTCGAAGTCGGCGCGTGTCGCCAGTTCCTCGCCAGCCTCATGCTCGAGCTTTTCGTCGTCGAGATACATGCCGTTGAGACGGTGCAGGATGCGCAGCATCCGCGCCATGGCGTCGTGCAGACGACCGTGGATGGCCGAAAACACGACCATGCCCTGCTCGATCTTGGCGAGCGTCGTGCCGACCGGCGCGTTCGGGTTCTGGTCGGCGATGTCCTCGAGCGCCGTGCGGACGACGCCGCGCCCTGCATCGACGAGGAAGCCGAGCAACTGGAACAGCACGGGGCTGGGCGGGTTGTACGGCAGCGGCATGGCCAGCTTGCGCACGTCATCGACGTTGAGGCCGCCTTCAATCTCAATGGTCTGCGTCGGCTGGATCGACAGGCTCTGGCCGCCCGCCGTGCCGCCCTTGAGCTTGAGCATCGTCTGGCTGTTGTTGATGTGCGCGCTGTCGAGGAGCGCACGCAGCGCGCCCGTCGCGGCACCGCTCAGGCCGCCGATCATGTGCGGCAGGCCAATCGGGTATGCGCCGCGCCACGGGATGAACGGCCACTCAACGAACCAGAGCAGTTCTTCCTGCTGCTCGTCGTCTTCTTCCCAGTTGCGGTAGATCGCGAGCACCTTACCCGACGTCTTGTCGATGGTGATGATGTACGGCGCCGCGCCGTCGCCTTCGATGTCGGCGATTGCGTAGACCTCGTAGACGATGCGCAGGCCGTCCTCGTTATAGCTGGTCTGCTCGCGGCCCTCGATCTTGTCGTTCGACTGCGCCGCGACCGACATCTCCGGCTCCATGCCAGCCGGGGCCAGATCGACGTCGCGGTACATGCCGCTCTTGACGCGCTGCTCGTAGTCAAGCTGCGTCAGGTACTGGACGTGCGTCTTGCGCTGCGCGGTGTAGAAGTTGGTGGCTGCGAACGGCAGGTACATGTCGTCGATGGCGACGAAGAGGAACGTCGGGCGGTTTTTCGCCTCGTCCCAGCCCAGCTTCATGTACTGCGCGCCGCCGAGCGGCACCTGCGTCATGAGCTGCTCCAGCTCCGCGCGCACCTCGGGGCACTGGACGGTCATCTGCCAGTTGAGGAGCGTCGTCTTGCGGTCGGCCTTGGCCAGCTTCTTGTCGGTCTCCTTGCCCGGCACGAACGACTTCACGGGGCCGGTGGCGGGGAAGATTTCTTTCATGGCGCGCGCCGCGAAGTCGACGCAGGCCTCGGTCAGCATCGGGTGGACGACCTTCGACGCGCCTTGGAAGTCCGCGCCGCCGGGCGCGTCGTCGCCGAGGCCGGTGCGGCGCAGACCCTCGTCGTACTGCTCGTCGCGCTTCTTGCGCGCGTCCTTGTCCTTGCTGACAAGGTCGAGGAGACGTGACGACAGGCGCGTCAGCTCGTGCTCGGGGATGACGCCGTCGGCGAGGTTGGCGTAGAACTCGCTCTCGCCAGCCTTCGGGTTTTCCTCGTCGAGACGCACGATGGCGCCGCCGTCTTCGGTGTCCTCGACGTCGGGCTGATCCGAGCCTTCAAGCTCGATCATCTCGCCGTAATCCTGCTGGTCGTCGTCTTCCATCGGGGTGTCCTCTTATGCCGCGTACGGGTTCGATACCACAGTCGGCGGCGGTCTGTCACCTTTGTCCGCATCCTTGGGCTTGCGGGTCAGGTCAATCATGCGCTTGTCCATGCACAGCCGGAGCGCCTGCGTCGTCTGATCGACGTGGTCGTCGTGCTTGATGCTGCCCTCGCCAGTGAAGGCGCAGAGCTGCGCGATGAGCGGCTCGCACCACGTGCGCGGGCGTCCGGGCGTCCTGTCGCTCTCCGGCACCCAGACGCGCTTCTGGGCGAAGATGGGGCTGACGATGTGCAGCCGCGTCAGCTTGTCGGCGCGACCGGGGTTGTACGCGTACGCCTCGATCCCCTCGCGCTCGAGCATCTGGCGCAGGCTGATGCCGCTGCCCTTGTCCTCGATCAGCAGGATGTCCGGCTTGCGGCCCGACGTGATCGGCTTCGAGCTGCCGAACATGGGCTTGATGAGGGCCTGATCGCCGTCGTCGCCGTAGCGCACGTTCAGTTCCTTCTTCGTGCGCTTCATCAGGTCGGGCAGGCCGAGGTGGTCCTCCCAGCAGTCGAGCAGCATGATGTGGCTCATACCCTTGTACTGGAAGACGCCCCAGACGCCGCACGCCGTCGGGTCGGGGTCGCCCTTCTTGTCGACGCTCTTCTCGGTGTACGCCGTGTCGAGCGACATGATGATCCAGTCGAACTTGGGCAGGACGCGCTTGGCTGGCCACAGGTTGAGCCAGCTCCGCTTGATGATGCCGCTCTCCTCCGGGTCGATCAGCTCGCCGTACAGCTCCTGCCGACCGATGGTCGTGCCCTCGTACTGCTCGAGCTGCTTGAAGAAGCTGTCCGGCAGGTTGGCGCGGTTGTCGTACGTCGCGCCGCGCACGATCAGCCTGCCCTCTTTCGGGGCAGTCAGCTTGCGGACGATGCCCTTCGGCTTCGGCGTCGTCGTCCAGAGCACCTGCGGGTTGGGGCCGAGGCGCATGCCGAACATGGCCATGTCCCATGTGTCCTCGTCGTACGACCACGCGGCCAGCTCGTCGAACCAGCCACGGCAGTGCTGCGGCCCGCGCAGTCGCTCCGGCTTCTCAGCCGTGAAGCCGCGCAGCGTGCTGACGCCACCCGCGACGTTGCGCATTTTGATGACCATGTCGGACTTGTTGTACTCGACGAGCAGCTCGGGCGGCAGGACGGACAGGATGCCGCTCTCGCCCTCGAAGCATGTGAACTTCACGTCCTGATAGGTCGGCGCGATCACGGCGCTGTCGAAGCCGCTCGGGTCTTCGTACGCGGCGCGCGTGATCCACTCGGCGCCGACGCGCGTCTTGCCGAAGCCGCGCCCGGCGAGCACGCCGCACTCGGTCCAGTCGCCGACGGGGATGAGCTGGCTGGCGCGCGCGGTCGCCGCCCAGCGCCGCTGCCAGTCGAGGTAGACGCGCTGCTCAGGCGTGAGCTGCGCGAGAAGCACCTCCGGCTCGGCACGGGGGAGGATGAGCGTCACGCGCGGGCGTCGTTCCGATAGAGCGTCAGCGTCTCGCGAAGCTGCGCGTTGGTGTCGCGGATACGGTCGTAGCGTTCGTTCGACTGGCCGAGGGCGTGCTCGAGGGCGAGCACCTCATGCTCGAGGCTGTCGGCGCGGCGCTCCAGCTCGCGGATGCGACGCCACGGGCCGACCGCCTTGCGGTGGCAGTTGACGATGAGGCGGCGCTCGGGCTTCACCCAGCGCAGGTTCAGGCTGAACAGCGCCGTGCTGATCCAGAGATCAGCATACCGTTCGTTGCTCGACTGGCTGATGCCGCGCGGCACAGGGGTGCCGTGCTCGCGGACACGGATCACTTGTCGGCCTTCTGCGTGCGCAGGGCTTCGGCGAGGCTGCTCACGAGCGCAGCCGTATCGACGTTACCCTCGACCTTCAGCGCCTCGCCGTCCTTGTTGCCGACATCGACGGTCTGCTTCTCGCCGTACTTCTTCGGCTTGAGCTTGCCCATGGCCCACTTGCGCGTGTCGATGCGCACGCGTTTGTCCTGCGCCTCGAGCAGCGGGTCGTCGGCGATCTCGAGCATCTCCTCGAGCATGTCCTCCGTGGCGGCTTCGCGCGCGCGGGCATACTGCTCGGCGAAGGCGGGGAAGCGATCCAGCCACACGTACACAGTCGAAGCGTTCGGGAACTCCTCGCTCTTGCAGATGCGCCGCAGGCTCAGCCCCTCCGTGAGCTTGTCACAGATGAGGTTTCCCATCTCTTCAGTGTAGGTGCTAGGGCGTCCGGTCATAGTCTGCGTGCTCCGTATCGTGACAGGGCTTCCAGTGATGCGACCCATGTACACCCTGCACGACGCCAATTCAAGGCATGCGATCTGGGGCCATTTCTGCCCGAAAAACCCGCCCGAAAAACTTTGCAACATCAGCATCCGCAACCTGCAACAACGCAACGCAACAACCGGATAAGACGAAGTCTTATTACCGGTGATTGCATTGCAACTTGTGCAACTTGTTGGCAACTTGTTGCACTTGTTGCAGCCCCAAAACCCCAATTTTTGGCGGTTTTCTGCGGGTTTCAGCACTTGCAAAACTTTACCAGCACCCCTGCAACAACTGCAACTTGTTGCAACATTCAACCCCTGAGATGAATGTTGCATTCCGCAGTTTTCCGCCATTTTCTATTTGTTGCACTTGTTGCAGCCTCGACCGGCAAAACAGGCCACTTGCAGAATTTTTCAACTATTTTTCAACAGGGGGGTTGCAATCCTTTTTGACCTCTGGCAGAGAGGCTTTGTCAGAAACGAAACGGAGCAAACGACATGACCCAGAACGACATCATCGCTGAGCTTCTCAAGATCAGCAGTCTGATCGAGACCCACAAGCGCGGCCACGGCAGCCTCACCGCGCTCAAGGCCTACCAGCGCAAGCTCTACGCTCAACTCGCGAAGTGAAGGGAGACACCGACATGAACACCAACAAGCCCGTCCGCGCCTACGACCGTTTCACCACCAACGTCATCGGCCTGCCCGAGGGTGAGTACCTGACCGAGACCATGTACTCGGACACCACGCCGTGGGTCGTCGTGAGCCGCACCGCATCGACCATCACGGTCGCCCCAGTGCAGACCAAGCGCGACCCCAACTGGCAGCCCAACATAATCCCCGGTGGCTTCGCCGGTCACTGCACCAACCAAGACGAGCAGACTTGGCTGTACGACGGCGTCGGCGAAGGCCGCCTGACCCTGCGGCTGGTCAAGAGCCGCTACTACGGCTCGGACAAGCTCTGGGGCTGCAAGAGCCGCCAGTTCATCGCCAACGGCGCGGTCCGCAAGTACGATTACAACTTCTAACCAACCGGGGGCTTCGGCCCCCACCCACCACCACCACAGGAGACAGTACCAATGCCCGTAACCAACCCGAACACCTTCCACGGCTTCGACGTCGTCATCCGTCCCGAGCTGAGCGGCGCGTACAGCGTCTGGCAGCGCGACAAGCAGATCAGCATCGGCACGGCAGGCGCGGCGCGCATGATCGCCGTCGCAGCCCACCTTCGCGATCTGTCCGTCTACGACGAGGAGAGCGACTGCGCCCTCTCGGACGACCTCAACCTGCCCATCGCGAGAGCGAACCTCAGCGGCCACATTCGCGCGGTCAGGGAGGGCTGACATGACCCAAGACTATGCCGTCAAGATCACTGTACGCAACGCGCGCATCCTTTCGCGCATGCGCGAGTGCAATGTGACATCCGCCAAGCAACTCGCCGACATGGCGGGCGTGTCCTACGTATCGGTGGTTGAGATCATCGCCATGAAGCGGCCCGCCTACAGCGAACGGCGCGACGACTATACGGACACCGCCCATCGCATCGCGGCTGTCCTCCGCTGCGATCCAGACGACCTGTTCACCGACGCGCAACGCACGATGCGGCTGGAGAAGAACTCGATGGAGACGTTCGTCGATGAGCCGACGATGGCCATGCTCGCAAGCTCAAGCGCTGAGCGCCAAGTCTGGCAGCGCAGGGAGTTGGAGCACCTCATGAGCACCTTGGGGGACCGCGAGAAGCGCATCGTCACTGCCCGGCTGGAGGAGCGGACGTACGAAGACATCGGGCAGGAGGAGGGGGTCCACAGAAATAGGGTACACCAGATCGAGAGGCGCGCCATCCGCAAGATGAAAGGCGCGGCCTTCCGCAATGAGCGCAACTTCAGGCTCAACGGCGTCTCGCCGTACGCAGACCGAAAATAATTTCAACTGGGGGGTTGCATCCCCTCTCGGCTTCTGCCAGAGAGGGGATGTCAGCAACACAGGAGCACACGACATGACCAACTTCAACGACCTGCACGATATGACCGACGACCAGCTTCGCGCAATCGTCTTGGAAACCCGCAACAATCCGCCAGCCAATTGGGATCGGGCTACGATCTACGATACGCCGCGCAGCTATGAGGCATGCGTACTGCTTGGTCGCCGCGCCAACCTTCGCATGTGGACTGGCAACGCCGCTTGACCACCAATCTCGGGGGCTTCGGCCCCCACAACACAGGAGACACCGACATGATTACGCCCCAGCTCAACATCAACGGCAGCAGCAAGGACGACCTGCTCAAGCCGCGTCTCAAGGCTCTGGACTTGATCAACGACGCCATCGAGGCGCTCAAGCAGGCCACGCCGAACGGCAGGGACTACCCCGGCAACGCCGTCGCCTGCACCGCCGACCGTGAGGCGCACTACGACCGCCTGAAAGCGATGCGCAAGCTGTACGACGAGATCATGGCCGAGGCTGTGTACATCATCAACCAAACATCCATGTAGGAGGCCTGAGCCATGATCGTCAAGAACACCTTCACCCACACCTTCGGCAATGGCCTGACCGTCACCGTACCGGCAGGCGCGCGCACGCAGCGCATAGTTGGCGAGACCGAACACCGCTGGGTCGATCCGTCGATATTCCCACGCAACAGCATCGAGCGCTGGGACGCCGACCACTACGGCATCCGCGTCCCGCTCTCCAACATCGAGGAGGCCTGAGCCATGCAAGACTACGTCCACGAATACCTCGCCAAGTACAGCGGGCCTGTGCGCCCGTGGCTCTCCTGCGCCGACGGCACGAGGATGAGCGTGCAGGCCAGCAAGTTCCATTACTGCTCGCCGCGCGACGACAGGGGTCCATGGGGCTGCGTCGAGGTGTGGTGCATCGCTGGCCCGAGCGGTCGCGCGATCTACCCGCGCAGCTTCGGCGACGGCAGCAAGGACACGCCGTACAGCTTCGTGCCCGTCTCGGTCGTGAACAAGTTCATCCACCGGCACGGGGGGCTGGCATGATCTTCGACCTGTCGCCCTACGTCAGCCTCGAGGCCTTCGGCCTGCTGATCGTCCTCGCCGGGATCGCCGCCGTCAGCGCGCTGTCAGGGGAGGGCCGCTGACATGGCACTCACCAACGCGCTGCTTGGCGGCATCCTCATCGTCCTCCTGCAAATCTTGGAGCAACTGAAATATGACTGAGAAAAGCAAATTCGATCTGCCTGAGCGGCACGCCATCCAGCAGGAGACCAGCGAGGCAACGCTGCTCCAGTGGCACGACGAGATCGTCGATCTGTTCGACGTGATGAAGTCGCAGATCGCGGCGCACAACATGATCGAGGACCACAGCGACGAGGACTATGACTGGGCGGATCGCGCCAAGGTCAGGGTGGCGTACGTCGGCACGGCCCTCCGCCGCGTCGAGCGCAGGATGGTCGCACTGGGCTACACGCTGCCCGTGACCGTCGCCCGTGCGGAGCGAGACTACATCCGCTATCTCTCGGGGCTTGTGGGCTTCCTGCAAAGGCTCTGCGACAGCCACGACATCGAGCACGGCACGCGGCCAGTCTCGGTGCCGAAAAAGGAAGCCGATCTAAAATAATCGCAACAGGGGGGTTGCAATACCCCCCTGCCTCTGGCAAAGAGGCTGTGTCAGCAACGAAGGGAGCCAATCACATGATGACCGCCGATCAATTCGCCAAGGTACTCTATCGCACCTGCCTCGACAACGGCCTGTACCAGCCCGAGCATCTCGCTCGCGTCGAGGGGCACTGCACCGACAACATCGACGTCGAATACCCCGACTACTACGCCGAGGCCGCAGCCGAGCTGGAGCGCATCGTCGATAACGGCACGTTCTACGACATCGCGACCGGCGACTTCTACGACCGTCCGGCGTCGCTGGGCGCCCACCCCAACGCGGCCCTGATGGCTGCCGTGGCTGCCGATCTCAA